CCGCGGAAGATCACCAGGGACATCAACAATCACCCAATCCTGGTCCTGGGTCCGCCGGGCTGCGGCAAGACCAGCTTGACGAATCAGGAAGAGGGCGTCTTGACCCTCCAGTGGGACAAGCCCAACGACACGTACGGCTTCAATGAGCAGCACGTTGTCGCCTGGGAGCAGATGCAGACCTGGGCGACGTTGCTGACCCAGCACGCTCTTGAGTGCGAGCGGACGGGCAAGAAATTCCCGTACCGCCGGGTCCAGATCGACGGCATGGGGACGATGAGCCGGGTGTGTACGGATTGGACATGCCAGAACAAGCTCGGTGGCATCTTGCATCCGAACGCAGAGAAGAACTACGGTCTGGGATCGGACGTGGTGAATCGGATGTTCACCGAAGTGATCGACAAGTTCCTGGCCCTGCCCTGCGGCGTGGTGTTCGTATCCCACGTCAAGAACAAGGAAGTTGAGACGGATGAAGGGGACGGGGCAAAGATCAAGCGCCTGTCCACCGATATGCGTGGTGCGATGGAGGGCATCCTTGTTGGCAAGTGCCATATCGTCATTAACATCGGCTATCTGCCGAACAAGGCGCGCATTGCCCGGATTCGTGGTGATGATAGCTACCTCGCCAAGTGCAACCTGAAGGGGTGTTTTATGACCCCCGATGGGCGCTACGTCGAGGAAGTCTTCCTGGATAAGGTGGGTCCGGAGAAGGCATGGGCGAACATCATGCGGGCGTTCAGGAACGAACAGCGGTGGGCCACCGTGAAGGAAATGGTGGAAATGGGCAAGCCAAAAGCACCGCCACCCTCGCCGCCACCGGCCAGCGGGACCGCCGAAGAGGAACCGCCGCTGACCTAGAGTGGACCCAACACCGAAAATTTCGGTGTGGTCAGACGCCGAGTGTTGGCGTCAGTTGTGGAGTCTATGGATAAGAGCCGAAACGTATCGGTTCTTCGATGAATGGTTCTCTAGAGAGGAAGCCGAAATGGCTAAGCAACAGCAGCAGAAGGCGGGGCTCGCCCCGAGCATGTTCCAGAAGTACCTCGCGCCGATGAAGGGCGCGTGGGATGAGGGCAAGGAAAAGGCGAAGAAAGGCGGTCAGGCGCTCGGCACCGGCCCGTTCTTCTGCCGGCTCGTGGCCCTGTACCCCAAGGAAATGCCGATCAAGCAGAACGGCAAGGACACCGGCCAGAAGTGCCTGGGTGTCGTGGCGAAGTTCACGGTCGTCACCGGTCAGGCGACCGGCGGCTCGTGCTGGAAGGTCTGGACGTTCAAGGACACGGAGAACAAGACCGCCCGCGAATACTTCCAGGACTTCCAGGCGGACCTCGTGAAGATGGGGCTCCACAACATCGACTCCATTTCCGAGGCGGACCTCCAGCAGGCGATGTCGGACCTCGCCGCCACGACCCCCGGTGTCAAGATCAACCGGACCAACGACCGCAACGGCTACACCGACCAGAACGGCAACGTCCGCATCAACACCTGGATCGAGGGCTCGGTCACGGAGAATGACCTGATCGGCCTGGGTGCCATGCCCCGCCAGGGCGGCCCCGCGAGCATGGGCGGTGCGATGATCGAGGAACCGCCGGAAGGGATCGAGGAACCCCACGAGCCGGAACTGGCGCACATTCCGGGCGAGGTTCCACCCCCCGCTCCCGCTCGCCCGGCGCAGGCGGCAGCGCCGAAGCCGGCTCCCGCAGCGCCCGCAGCCCCGGCGGCTGCTCCCGCCCGCCCGCCGCGCACGGCCGCTCCCGCGGTTGCCGAACCCGTCGAGTTGGACGTGGGCGGCGAAGCCGAGCCGGGTCTGGACGAACCCGGCCCTGACGCTGAGGAACCGCCGCTGGAAGACGACAACGTGATTGCGGTGGGCAAGACCGTCCAGTTCCGCAACCCGAAGACCAAGCAGATGAGCATTGGCACCGTCCAGGGCCGCCACAGCAGTAACAAGGGCTGGCTCATCCGGGACAACAACAACCCCGCCGACAAGTTCGGTGTGGGTGACGACAACGCCGAATTGAAGCTGGTCAGCTAGATCGGCTAGCTGTCCAAACCGTTCTCACCGGAGCCCCGTCTTGAATTGGACCTCCAGGGCGGGGCTCCCCCCTTTTACTGTCTGGAGCGCACGAACATGGACCCGATCGAAACGATTCCCGGCGTCACTTTCAACCCCGAGACGGGCGAGACGACGATCAAGCCCCTCAACGGCCCGGAAGCCTGGAATGCCTTTATGGGCGTCACCAGCGTGATCCTGGCCGTGCTGCTGGACAAGGCCGAGGGTGACATGGAATCCGCGGTCATGGAGGAAGGGTTGCGGCCCCTCAACGACTTTACGGAGAAGTACGAGCAGAACGCACTCACCGCCGTGGGGTACGCGACCCTGCTCAAGCAGCGGCAGGACGGCTTCCAGAAGAAGCGCCGGCCGAAGTCCCTCTCTGATATTCTCAAGGAAATGGGGCGTCAATGATCGCATTAGCTCAGTGGTGTGTATTACTATGGCAGTTGGGATTCGCCTTTGCCGCTATAGTCAAGGGGGCGAACGAAAACACCCCTAGTGCAGAGCGCCGCCAAGCTATACTAGAGATTGTGGTTCGCTTCCTGTCTCTGCTCGTCCTGGATACGGCAGGTTGCTTCAACCATATTCTCCATTGACATCCACTTCCTGAGTCGCTAGGTTTCCGAGTTGCACGCGCGAGAGGTCGCACCCGAACGTCAGCCAACGCTCCCGTCATTCCTCCCCGTGCGACAAACTATCGAACCCTTCCCCAGAAAACCGGCGTTCACTTTCTGGGGAAGGGTTCATCACGCTCCACGTCGGTGGCGCTATGGCACTTCCTCCCGTAGATATCCAGTTCTTGAAGTTGAACATGGTAGCCTATTCGACTGTCAAATCGTTCTGGGGGCGTGTATTTCTTACTGTGGATGAGGGCTGTTGGGAATGGCTCGGCTGGAAGGGAGGAAGTGATAAACGAGCCTTCATGTCACTAGGGGGAAAACAACTCATCGTAGCTCGTGTAATCTGGGAGAAGGTATACGGCCCAATTCCGGCCGGTCAGTGCGTTCTCCATACTTGTGACAACCCTGTTTGTGTCCGACCTTCTCATTTCTTCTTAGGCACCCGCGCTGATAACAACAAGGATCGGGCTCGGAAGGGCCGATCGGCTTGTTTGCGAGGCGATAAGAATGGTAACTCCCGGCTTACGCCTGTGCAAGTTGCGTACATCCGAGAGCACTTTCGTTCACGTTGGCCGAGCGGCAAAGGGAACGTCTCTGAATTGGCTCGGCAGTTCAAGGTAGATCACACTACGATCTATCACATTGTTAGAGGGAAACAATGGAAATCCTAGTGCCGAAGCATCGCCACTTTCTTAGTGGCAACACTATTTATTACGATACAGAGTGCACGGGTCGGCTTCCGTACAGGGGGGACAAGCCCTTCGCGTTCTCGTTCTGCAATGAGTACGAGTACGCATACTTTGAATTCGACGTGGACCCGCTCACCCGGCAGCCCATAGTCGGCAAGAAAGAGAAGGAAGACCTCGCGAAGATGGCGGCGCTGCTGGGGGACACCGCCATTCGCAAGGTGGGCTTCAACGTTCCTTTCGACTGCCACATGATGGACCAAGGGTATGGGATCAAGACCCTGGGTTGCATCTGGGATGTGTGGTGGATGGCGATTCTCGCGGACACCGCCGCGTTCCAGACCGGCCTAAAGCCTATCTCCGATCGCTTGCGGTTGTCGGACAAGGACGATGAGAAGGAACTAGGGGATGCGGTCAAGGCGTGCCGCTCAGCCGTCCGCAAGATCGCCTGGAAGATCGCCGTCGATGAGACGGCCGAGGACGACAAGGACAAGGCGTATAAGGCGGACTACTGGTTGCCTCGTGCCGTCGCAAAGAGGGCTCCGAAGTCAATCCGAGACAAGCTGCTCGCCGCCTATCCGAATCTTGCCACCGTCAACGAGACGTATGCTAAGAAAGATGCGTTCCGCACCGGCGGCTGCTGCCATTTCTTCACCGGCATCCTAACCGAAGAAAACCTCTGGGAAGCGTTCAACCGCGAGCTTACGCTCATGCCGGTGACGTACCAGATGGAGGACGTGGGCGTTCGCATCTTCCCCGAGCGCTGCGCCGAGCTAGGCAAGGTCTGCGGCGAGAAGATCGAAGGGCTCCGTGTCCTGCTGACCAAAATTTTCGGTGTCTTCGGCAAGTCCATTCCGGACGATCGGCTCCGCGAACTACTCTTTGGCGAGAAGGGCAAGGTAATCCAGTACCCCGGCGGTGAAAAGCAAACCTGCCGCGGATATCCGGTCCTGGCCCGGACCGAGAAGACCAAGCAGCCGCAGGTCAACAAGGACGTCCTGGCAGCCCTGGAGGACGACTTCAAGGAAGTGAAGCTGATCCAGGACTATAAGAAACACAAGAAAGTATGGGACGACTATGTATCGAAGTACATGCGGCATTGCTGCACGGATGCGGCCAAACAACTAATCATCCATGCCGGCGTGAAGCAGATCGCCGCCAGGACGACCCGGCAGTCCATTTCCGACCCGCCGCTCCAGCAGACCCCCAAGCGAGCCGCGGACGGGGACATTATGAAGCTGGTCCGCTGGGTCTTCGGCCCGCGGAAAGACTGCATCTGGATTCACGCGGACTATAAGAGCATTGAGCCCCGCGTGCTGGCGGAAGAGGCGGAAGAGGCGGACATCCTCCACGTCTTCAATGTGGGGCAGCCGTCCGCCTACACGAAGACCGGCTGGACCAACGACCCGTACGAGGTCTTGGTCGAGCGCGTGTGCATCGCCACGGGCTGGACCCGCGAGTACATCGAATCACTGTTTAAGTCCCGCGGCGGCGCTCGGCAGGTATGCAAGAACAACTTTCTCGGCTGGACCTATGGCGAGGGCACGTACAAGCTCGCCCGCCAGCTAGGGTGTTCGCTGGCGGAAGCCTACGCCATCCTGGACGCGATGAAAGCCGCGTTCCCCGGCGTCATGCCGTTCATGGCCCGGATGCAGGAAGAGGCTCGCCGCAACCGGTGCATTCGGAACCGCTACGGGTATCGCCTGGGCATTCCGCCGCCGGCGCTCATGCGCGACCCCGAGACGGGATTCTGGAAGTGGGTTGAGTTCTGGTACAAGGCGACGAACTACCTGATCCAATCGACGGCCGCGGCGCTGCTGAAGGAAGCCGCCATCCGGCTCGGCGCGCCCCCCGAGCGGTTCATCTGGAGTGAGCAGGATCAAGCCGTGCTGCGGGTGCCTCAGACGCCGGGCTATCTCCGCGGCAGCGGGTGCGAAATCGTCATGTCGATCCACGACGAGCTAATCATCGAATGCCCGGCTCGTCTCGCGATTCGCAATGAGAAGTTCATCCGGGGCATCGGGGAGGTCATGGCCGACAATCAAGGGTACTTCAAACGTGTCAAGACCCCGGTGGATATGAACGTCACATGGGGCGCGTGGAGCAATCCCGTGCCTCTGGAAACTCTGTGGAACTGACTATGGCAAAGCGACCATTCCCACAACTGACGACGGAATCGGAAAAGGTCCAAAAGGCTCGCATGGTGATCGAGCGCCTAGGGCTTGTATGCGTTGACAAAGAACTTACCGTGCCGGTGCGGTTCAGCAGCATCGAGCTTCAGGAAACGCTTGGTGAGCAGGAATTCTTTGGGCTCGCCACGTTCCTTCGCATGGACCCCAAGGAACTGTACGATCTGGTTCGCGAATATCACATTGACGCCAGTGACGGCGACATCAAGATGGTCCGCACGGTCCCGATGGAGCGGAAGTAATGATCCAGTGCTACGCACAAGGCGCGCGAATCAGCAAGTGCAACCAGTACCGCTACGACCTGCGGCGCTTCTGGGGCAAGGCTCCCTTCTGCCTGTGGGTCATGCTCAATCCCAGCACGGCCGATGCGAACGTGAACGACCGGACTATCAGCAAGATCATGGGCTTTAGCGAGCGCTGGGGATTCGGTGGGCTCGTGGTCGTGAACCTGTTTGCCTTTCGATCTACGGACCCCGAACGGCTCCCCTATGTGACGGACCCGATCGGTCCCGACAACGACAAGTACATCCTGGGCTGGGTTGCCAAGCCCGAGATTTCGCGCGTGTTCGTCGGGTGGGGTGCGTACGGCAAGCTCCAGGACCGCGGGCTCCAGGTGGGTCGGATGCTCCAGGCTGCGGGCGCTGAAATGTGGTGCCTCTACGTGAACGGTGACGGGCACCCCAAGCACCCGCTTTACGTCGCCAACGACACGGCTCCCAAGCTGTGGCAACCGGGGCGAATCAGGGAGGATTGATGTTCTCGCCGGGACTGCCCATCGACATCCTTCCTTCCCCAGAAGAGTTGGTCCGTTTTCTGGGGAAGGTCACGGTCATGGACCTTCCGGGGACTAGCTCCCACGGCTGCTGGCGCTGGCGAGGTTCCAAGATCACCGGGACCGAGTACGGCCGAGTATGGCTCCGGAACAAGGTGTATCGAGCCCACCGGCTCAGCTTCGCGATTTTCGTGGGACCGTTGGAAGAGAATGACGACGTTCACCACAGGTGCAGGAATGAGTGGTGCATCAACCCGCGGCATCTGGAGGCGATGCCGCATTGTGAGCATGGGGCTCATAGCTGTGAGGACAAGCTGAACGATCTTGTGGGTGTCTGCTACATGGGCGGTCCGATGGACGGGCAAGAGCGCCGCTTTCCGATGGACAGCATCCCGGAGTTCTTTGAGATTAAGAGCTACGGGCAGGTGGACACGTATCGCTTCGATGGTGAAGGGTTAGAGTACGTGTACGACGGGTATCGCAAGGTCAAGTGCCGACGATAGCGATACCGAAATTTTCGGTGTACCCTTTAGGTCAGCCAGGACCGGAGGCATTGTGAAGGTGGCAGAAGAACAGAACAAGGGGGTTCGTCCCCCCGCGGAAAAGGACTTTCGGGCGACGTTTGAATGCCTGGGCTTGGAGCCCGGCGTGGACACCGGCGACGGCCAGAACGTGCGCTGTGAATGCCCGTTCTGTGAAAAGCCGGGCCACTTCTACCTGAACATTCGGACGGGCCAGTGGGATTGCAAGGTGTGTGGCCGCCAGGGCAACCACCTTGACTTCCTGCGGGACGTGTCAAACTTCATGGAGGATTGGACCATCCTCCATCCGGAGAAGTGGAATGAACTTGCCCACGACCGCGGCATCCCCGCTGACGTGTTCAAAGAGCTTCAGGTCGTTTGGAACTTCCGCACCAACGAGTGGATTTTCCCCGTCTACTCGCCCACGGCAACGGTTCGCGACGTGCGACGGTGGTACGGCCGCGGCATCATGTCCACCGAGGGGTGCAACGTCCAGCTTGCCGGGCTCTATCGCTTGGCGAACGTGAAGGACCGCCACAAGCGCCGCATCTGGATTTGCGAAGGTGAGTGGGACGGCATGGCGATGCACTGGATGCTCCAGGCGGCTGGCAGCGGCGACCTGTGCGTGGCGGTGCCGGGCGCTGGCACGTTCAAGAAAGAGTGGATTCCCTACTTCCAGGATTGCCACGTCGTCTTCGTCTACGACAACGACGATTCCGGCGACAAGGGTTCCAGCAAGGCGTCCAAGCTGCTCCAGGGGATCACCCGCAAGCAGCAATTCATTTGCTGGCCTGAGACGTTCAAGAGCGGCTACGACCTTCGCGACCATGTGAAGGACGGTCGCGCTGCCGGTGCCGAGCCCCTCGTGATCTTGACCGAACTGGAAGCGCTGCTCCGCAACCAGCACCGCCGGTCCCTCACGGGCGATGCCACGGTCCCGTCTACACTGGACCGAGAAGTGGGTCCGCCCTGCTCGTTCAATGAGGTCGTGGACGTGTTCAAGCGGCACGTCAAGATCGACGCCGATTTCATGGACTGCTTGCGGCTGGCGCTGGCGGTGCCGCTGTCCAATCAGATGCCCGGCGAACCGCTGTGGTATTACGTGATCGGACCTTCTGGGGGAGGCAAGACGTTGATCCTGGGTTCGCTGGCGACCACGCCCGTCTGCTCATTTCATTCCAAGATCACGGGCAAGACCCTTGTATCCGGGTTCGCGCGTGATCCGGACCCGTCAATCCTGCCGAAGCTCAACGGGCTCACCGCGGTATTCAAGGACGGCACCACGATCCTGGCGATGCACCCCGATGAGCGCCGGGAATTGTACAGCATCTTCCGCGAGGCGTACGACGGGCGCGTGGACGCCCACTATGGCAACGGCGTCATTCGCCGCTACGAAGACCTCCACTTCAACGTGCTGATCGGCGTGACGCCGGCCATCCGGACGGAGAACCAGAGCGCCGTGGGTGAACGGTTCCTGGCTATTGAGCTTCGTGAAAACCTCGCGAGCCTCAACGACAAGCTGTACCAGTGCGTGGCGAATACGAGCAAAGAAAAGCAGATGAACGATGAGCTATCGAACATCTGCGCTCGGTTCCTGAACCGCGAGATTGACCTGGACAACCTGCCGAAGATTCCCGAGCCGCACGTCCACCGCCTTGTCGCCATGGCCCAATTGATTGCCGTGCTGCGCGCGACCGTCGAGCGTGACCCGCGGGACAAGGACTTGAAGTACCGGGCCGTCAGCGAAACGGGTACGCGCGTGGTCAAGCAGTTGGCAAAGACCGCCATCGTCCTTGCCATCCAGGCGGGCAAGGCGGAAGTGGATAACGACGTGTGCCGGCTGCTGCGGAAGGTCATGGTCGATACCTGCATCGGCTTTCACATTGACGTGGTGAAGACCTTCGTGAGGAATCAGAACCGGCCCATGTCGGCGTCTGAGTTGGCGACCCTTTCGCAAATTGACTACGTAACCCTGAACAAGCGGCTGGGAGACATGACGGTCCTGCGCATCCTGGACCAGCAGACGACCCAGCCCGAGGGGCGCTTCGGCGTCCCCACTCAGTCCTATCGCGTCTCTGAGCGCGTTTGGAACCTGTGGCATCAAGCACTAGACGGGGTGCCCCGTGGAACTTAGTCCCGAACTAATGGAGCCGGTACAGACGGCGCGGCTGCTCGCGGCAAAGATGGATGCCGACATGACGGCTGCGGCCATTTGGGAGCGCCCCGAGAAGTATGCATACTGGATGTACATGATCGGGGTCTACCAGTACCGAGCTATCCACAATCGAAACGCCGCAGAGAACACCTATACTCCCGGCACCCCAGCCCACGCGATGTACCACATGAGCTTTAAGTACGCCATGCGGGCGTACAGCCGGTATATGTGCCAGTTCGTGTTTTGGTTGGAAGGCGGCAAAGGGAAGATTCCACCGGAGGCAGAATGTCACAGGAACTAGGCAAGGTGTGCCCGGCATGTAACGGGACTGGCGAAAAGTGGGTGGACGACGCTATCGACCATGCCGGCGCTGCGGCCGAGGCAATGGGTCATGTCCCCCCTTGTCGCATGTGCGACGGAACCGGGCATATGCCGAAGCTGGACCCGGTGAAGGAAGCCGAGAACGCCAAGACTGTGTTTGCCCGCCTGAGCGGCCAAGAACCGTGCCTGCACGTCTACCTGAAACTTCCAGGTAAGAAAGGCGCTGTAGCTCGGATATGGCTGGGCACGCTCCCCTACATGACCGATCCGGTCAAGATCGCCGCGGAGTGCAAGCGCCAGTGGCCGGTCCAGTACGCCAGGGGGATTAAGGTCTTGAGCCACTGACCCAAGCCCCGTGCAAACGTTCTAAAAACGACGCTGGCGAACGAAAAGACCCTCAGACGGCCCGTAGGTCGTCCGAGGGTCTTTTATTGGGAAATCGCGTTTTCTGGGAGAGGGCAGGTTTAGGGCTTGGGACCGAAATTTTCGGTGTAGGGGTATAGCTGGTTCCATTCCGCGTGGCGTCGGGCACAGCCGCAATCCGCACCAGTCATTTTCTTGTACCACCGCGGGAACCAATCCGAACCCTTCCCCAGAAAACGGGCCACCGTGTCCCCCACGCCCTTGTCTTCCTTGCTGCTGAGTTTCTTCACGACCTGTGCCCATTGCGGCCACTCGCCGGGGTTCTTAACGGGTCCAATCACCCCCAGCGGAATGATCGGGTCCACGGTGATATTCGGATTGGCCGGCGGGAAGGGCGGGGTCTGTTCGTCCTGATCCAGCCGCTTGCGGCGGTTCGGACCCCAGCCCGTTTCCCAGAAGTGAATCGCGTAGGCGTCGGGGTGAGCTTGCCGTAGCTCGTCCAGGGACAGGTAGCGCTCATTGTGAACGTTGGCGTAGTTGCTTGGCATCCACGAGAAGGGGCACAGTTCCTTCGGGGGAGCGGTGTAGACATCCGGGTTCGCTTGATACTTGCGGTAGATGCCCGAGAACGAATACCACCCGTACGATCCGGGCACGTATGCGATGTTCTTGCCCACGTACATTCCCAGCCCGTACGCCATGACCTCTTTGAAGATCGGATGCCCTGGCGTACTAGCGAGGAATGCCTGGGGGACGATGCCCACCTTGAGGTCCGTGGGCATGGCGGCCCCGATGAGGTTCCGACCTTCCACAAGCAGCGGGTCCAGAGGCTTGAGGCTCGCATAGTCGAGGTCCGCGTACACGCCGCCGAACTGGTCGAGGACCATGAGCCGGCCAAGATCGCCCCGCATGATGCCGGGGAATGTCTGGGGCTGATCGAAGACTGGCAAATGGTCCGGGTACTTGTCCGCGGCGAGCTTCCGCAGATCGGCGTCCGTCCAGAACTGATAGGTCCAGGTCGGATGATTGTCCTTCCAGCTTTGCATCCACTGAGGCTGGAAGTAAGCCGGCAGGTTGTTTGCCGTCTTGTACATCTGGTGGATGGTGTGGGGAATCATAGCCCGTCCGTCCTGTTGATCTGGGTGAAACCGCCCACCACGTCACCTTTGGCGACGGCGTAGACTTCGCTGATCTTATACCCCTGGACGCTACTGCGCACGGAGCCTGAGTCAACGCATCCCGGACAGTTCGGAGTGGCAAGGCTTCCGAGCGGGGCACTTCGCCAATTGACAGTTTGCGTCGGACCCTGAGCGTCCCACTTCACAAACGTTCCATTTGCCACGGCATCGCCCATGGCGTCAAAGCTACACACCGGGTTGGACGTGGTGGCGCAGTAGGGCACCGCCTTGTTCCAGAAATCCACGCTGATCGCAAACCGGATCGGTTTGCACCCGAACGTGAAATTGGCGTAGGCGTACTGCCGCTCGATCTGGCTCGTGGCGTACTCACCGTCATAGGTGCAGGTGCCACGGGCAAACGGCGCAGAGTCAAAAGACGATGATCCGCTGTTGATCGTGCTGGCACCCCACAAGCCTTTGGCCTTGGCACAGGCGTCACCGTCACCGATGATCGGGTCCGTGTCGCCAGCGGCAAAGAAATAGTTCTCTTCAAAGTTGGCGGTCCACCCGTCGATGGCGAACCGTACCCAGCGCAGCACGTTGAGGACTTGATACAGTTCGTTGTAGATGAGCGGACAGATGATGTCCCGGTCCATGAAGCGGCCGTGACGCTTTTGAATGTACGCGAGGTTTTCGGACGGGTCCACGAAGTTCGTGGGAGAGGTCACGCCCTTCCGCACCACGTCAGCGCCGGTCGGACGCTGCCACTTCGTATTGGCCGAATCACGCTGGATCGTCGTACCGGGCATGAATTCAACGATGCGGTAGGTCATGGTGTTGTCCACCGTGAGCCCACTGACCGGCGTGAAGAAAATCGTGTCCTCACAGTTGCCAACGATCGGGGTCGTGACCTTGGACCCGTCAGCCTTAGTGATCTCCAGGGTCCGCTCAGCCCACCGGTTCAGAATGTAGACTTCCTTGATCCGGTAGGTGAGCCCGGCGGCGCTGACCGGCAACGGTTCATTCCAGGACACCGTGCAGGTCGTAGCGTTGCCGGCGGTGATGAGCCGCTTGTACGTGATCGTGCCGCCGTGACCGTCCGGTGCATCGACCTCCACAGTGAATCCGACCCATGAGCCGGTGAAGCCGATGAAGCGGCTCGCGTTCCAGTAGCAATGCAGCGGGTTCGTCGGGCTGCTCGGATTCGATTCGACCTTGGTGGAATCGGTCAGGCTGGTCGTGCTGCCGCTCGTGGCGGTCCCGGTTTCCGCACGGGTGCCGTTCTTACCGACCGTGAAGAAAGCGTGATCGAACCAGTTCTTGCTCGTGTCCTGGAGGTAGAACGTTCCGCCGGCTGTGACCGCGCCGCCCTTCTGCTGATTGACAAGGTACTGGTTCTTGTCGATGAGCAAGCCGTTGTAGAAGTGGTCATAGAACGGAGCCATTTCATTCAGGACATGGCCGGTTTCAGGCGCACCGCTGCTGCTAATGGACGGATCGAACGGGCCATCGCCCACGTAGATTGCCACGTCCAGCGCGTTGAACGCCGTGCTGGCATCGGTCCCATCCCAGGCGTAGCCCTGGCGGACGTGAGGATCGCCGCCGTCCTGTTTCCGTTCGATGTAGTGATCGGACGGCGCGCGCTTCTGGTACGAGCCCACACCCGTGCAGCCCTGGTGCGTGAAGTCCACGACGGTGGGGGTGCCGTAGACGTTCACAACGCCGTCGATGATCTGATAGTCCGGAATGAATCCGATCTGAGTGTAGAGTCGCTTGACCCGCCGGAAGACAAATCGGGTCCAGCCCGTGGACATAATGATCGTCTTCCCGCTGTCATGCTCCACGGGTCCAGTGGAGTTTCGTTGCTGGAACGCATTGGAGGTTAGACCCTGAAGGGTCGTAGCGTTCAGCATCAAGCCATAGCCGCCGTTCAACGTTCCATCCGAGTGACGGATCGAGTAGTGAACGTCGATCGGGTACGCCATGCCCGTGGGCAAGGTGAAGCCGGTGATGTTGATTTGATTGTTGACACTCCCGTCGTCACCGCTCGCGCCGACAACATTTCCGGTCGTGACCGATTGCCAGTTGATGTTTGCGAGGCGGAACATTTCCGCCGGGTTGATCTTCGGCAGTCCGTTGATCCCCGTGTAGTCCTTCGCCTCGCAAAAGAGCCAGGACAGGTCTTCACATGCAAGCTGGAGCCCGTGAATCTGCTTGTACAGGTCCGGGTTCTTGACCTGTCCAGGCGACTTGTTCGTTCCGCAGTCAAGATCACCCTGCTCGATCGGGTTCTCGATGATGTAGTCGTAATCGTAGATCGGCTGATTGAACGTGCCGCACGACGGGCCAGGGAGCCCCACAATCATGGGGATCGTGCTGACTGGCATGAGCACACTACCCACGCCGTCATTGAAGACGCTGTGGGTCGCAAACCCTTCGCGAACTGTGCGCGTCCAAGCCCACACAACGGGGTCTTGGCGGCCAGGATAGGCGCGTGCGCCGGCAGCGACCACGCAATAGGCTTGGCCGTACTTGGGAACCCAGGTCTGGGCTGCCCAAAATAAGGTGTTCTTCGTGTTACTGGTGATCGTGACGCGCTTGAGTAGCCCGTCCGTTGCCGAGTACACGAGCAGATCGCGGCCGACGTGTTCGTTAGGGGTCCAACCCTTCGTGTCGTCGCGCATGAACGAAGTGGCCGGCGAATCCGGCAACAGGGTGCCAGCATCGTCATGCTCACCCGTGTATTGGGGCACGACCCCGAAAGCGTACTCGCGGTCGTTGGGCCATTCCGAGCCCCAATTGCGAGCCGCCCACCACAGCGCGTACCCCCACCCCGTAATCGTTGCTCGTTTGCCGATCAACGAAGTGAAGGGAGTGCCAGTGAGTTGATTGGAGGTCCAATAGTCGGACATATTCGGCACGGTGACTACACCGGCCGTAGTGTTGCTCTGGATGGGGAGCCCGCTGATGTTCTTTGCCGGGTCGTTGTCGTCAATGTTCAGGAACCACGGGTATGCGCCGTTATGTCCGGGGTTCTGGCTCGTGGGTGAATCGTCAATACAGAACCACGGCACCTGATAGACGTGACCGCTGGGCGTCCCGTTGACGCAGAACGTCGCTGCCGGTCCCCCTGGGGTGGCGCTGAGAGTCACGGTCGTGGCCGTCGCGGCAATCACGAAGCCGTCAAAGAACACCTTAGTGGGAGTGGGCCAGTCACACAGCGCCGCGAGGTTCGCCCGCTGCTGGACGCCGTTAATGAGTTCGTTGACCAGCGGCCAATGCCCCATCCAATCGGTGTTGACAACCGGCCAACGGGTGGACCACGCCATGGCGAACCTCTACGTGAGAGACGGCACCGCGGTAATGTAGCTCCATTGCCGCGTGTGAGCCGCTTCAGTGACTAGGACTTGACCCGGATACTGCCCCACGCCCACGTCTTCACACACAAACGCAAAGCGTTGAACAATGGTATTGCTGGACGTGTCACTCGTGCGACCACGAACCGGATAGAGGATTACAGGTGTCCCCACACGTAAAACATGGGTGCCCGATCCGGCAGGGCCACCCGGTTGGCGCTCAGACCAATTTGTAGCAGGCCAGATCGTGTTAGAGAGGTCTGTACCGCTGGCGGGATACCCCCTATCCATGTCCACGGGAAGTCCCCACTTGTCTGCAATCACATAGCTAACCCATACCCAATACTGCTCATTGGTGAAATCTGCCTCCCCGCTCGGACCAGTGCTCCATATTACTCCCAAAACACCATTCGATGGAATGAAGTCATCAGGGAGGTCGATTGCCGAGCCGTTGGGTCCACCCCGGATGCCAGCGCCGGGCTTGCCCATGATGTTAATGCGACCTTGGCGGGCTAGCTGAGCCGTCTGATTCAGCTTAGCGGCCGTGATCTGCTCGCCGCTGGTCCAAAGTTCAACGGGTTTGGTCTTCTGGGAGGACATAGGATCACATGATGCCGGACAAGTCGGTTTTGGTCGGCGCGCCGGGTCCAACGCCGAAGACTGTGGGAAAGTTCACGGTGTTGTAGAGGTCCACACGTACCGCACCGGTACAAGTAGTGGAATCTTCCGAAAATGCCGCATAGGGCTTGATGACTAAAGCGTTAAACTTTACGGGATCGATAGTCACTTCAATCCCGGTATCATCTTCCACGATGGCAAACTCAGCCCATGAAAGTTCATCCCGCGTACTGAATGTGACACTGTAGGTGTAGGTGATCCCGCCGTCCGGTGTGCTGCCATCAATGTCCGTCACCATCCAGTACCCCGCGTCAAGCCCCATCCATGGGGCATCGTTTACGCATTTCTTCGCCTGGAGGACCGCATCGCGAGCCGTGAAATTCATCGTCTTCGTGAAGGTGATATTACGAATCACTCGGTACATCGGAAGATGCACCAGTTTTGGTAAGAGGCGAGCGGTAATGCCAGGAGCGGGGTTGGGGTCAAGCCATTTTCCATAGATCGGTTTTCTGGTCCCCGGATTGATAACCGTGGTAATCGGCTCTAGGGACAGGTGGTCCCGAATTTGGAGTGCCCCGAGCCAGCGATAGGTCACGAAGATGTCTGCGAGCAGAGCGCTCCGCGGCTTGATCTGCCGTGCCACACAGACCCACTCATGCCAAGTGCTGCTGAGGATATCGCCCCATGCCGGCATGTTTGGAATCGTGGTCGTGTCCAGAGCATTGAAGAGAATTCGGGAATCGGCATTCACCTTCAGCGCCGGGAGGTCCGTACTTTGAATGTGCAGCAAGCCGGTTCGGATAAAGTAACCGCTGGTGGTAGACGCATAGAGGTCCGTCCCTTCCACCGTGTCCATCTGGGCGTACATGATGCCTCCCGGTGATACCGAAAATTTCGGTGTCCGCTTTCTGGGGAAGGGTCGGATTATGCGGCGCGGGCCGGCACCCCGCCCTGTACAACTTGGATGAGACGCTGAAGCAAGCCAGGGACGGAGTTATTGGTGCTGCCCTTCTCTCCGGTGAAGTCGGTGCTGTTCATGTTGCCTTTGAGGGATCGGATGCCGTTTTCAAAACTCTGTAGTACATTGCTTGGGTTCGATCCCTCTTTATTGCCGGGGGCAATCTCGAAAAGACTTCTTGCCCGAAAATGTAACCCCTGAACATATTGTGCCCGCTGAGCCGCGAGGTTGTTGATGCCTTCCTGGCGGGCGTTGTTGGCGAAGTTGATCCGCTCTTGCTGGTTCCCCAGGGATTCATCCCGCATCAAGGACTGAGCCGTCAGTTCGGCGCTGCCGGCCGTTTCCATGATGCTGGCCCGACGCCGCGTGTCAGCGGCACCGGGACCGACCGCGGTTGCCAGCATACCACTCACCGCCAAGCTCAGAGCTTGTCGGCCGCCAAGGGCAACTTGGCGGTCACGGATTTCCTGCATCGACACTTGCTGCTGGAGCCGAGCGTGTTCCTCTTGCTGCTTGCCGAACGGGGAAATCTTGGCGAGGTCCATCTGCCCTTGGAAGGTGCTTTGGATCGCCTGATAAGGGTCACGGTTCAATCGAGCCTGGAGATTGCCCGACTGCATTCGGAAGCCGATCGTCTGCCGCTGGATGTCTTCGCCTTCTAGACGGCGCTGCATTTCCACGTTCTCACGCGCGCGGGACTGCATGTCCGCCGGCAACAGGGATGCCTCTTCCTGCCCTTGGCGGTAACGGGCCGTCGCTTCCGCTTCCGGGTCATGGGCGAGGCGAGCGGACAAGACCCCGTGCGTGCCCGAAATGCCGATTCGCATCTGGGTCATGGACCGGTCGGCTTGAGCCTGAATCTGAAGGGTCTGATTGCGAACCTGGACGTTGCGAGTCTGCCGCTGGAGATTGATCCCCGGCGCAATGGCATCCACACTTGCTTGGCCGCCTTTGGTGAATGCTTCACGTAGTTGGTTGTCCTCTTCGGTGGTCTGGGCCTGATTAGCATTCTGGACCGCTTGGATGGCGACGGCTGCCTGAGCGCGCGGATCACCTATAGCTGATCCGATAAGGACCAACTGCCGCTGTGCCTGGGATAATGCCACTCCCCCAGAAGCAACGCCGCTCGTGCGAGTCAGGGCGAGGTCTTCCACCAGTTCGCGCTGGTGGGTGTCGGCAATGGTCTTGTTCCGCTGCTCGTCTTCCTGACGGCGCTGGCCGGCGAGGTTCCGCTGTCGCAGGGCGTTCCCCTGGATGGCGTTCTCTTCACCCTCCACGTCCACGCCCGATTCGGCAATCTGCAATCCGACAAGCCCCAGCGCCGCATTAACGAACGCACGGCGGGTACGGCTCTGGGTGTCCCGAGCCAAAAGGTCCGCCCGAGCGTCGCGCGCTTCTCTCCCGGATGCCTCACCGGCTTCGGCTTCACGACTACGAGCTTCGCGATTTTTACTATCCTGTTCTTCCGTGATTCGCTGGGATTCACGAGCAAAGCCGCGAGGAGCGGACATGATCCGAGATTGCTGGAGCAGGGCGTACCGCTGGTCCCCGCTCTGCTGTCGAGTCGCCATGAGAGAGTTGGCGACGTTGATGGACGCGCCGGCGCGGGCCATGTCGGTGCCCGCCCCAGAAATCATATTGGCCGCACCAAAGATCAAACCGCCCGCGAACGGGATGGATTCCGCAAGGTGCTGGGTCGTCTGGAACTGAGCATTCGCGACCGCCATCTGATCGCTACCGGCGCTCGCCAGGGCTGCCGGCTCGTTCGCCAGGGCCATGGTCGCGTTGCTGGCACCGCGGATCGCCTCCATGAGCAAGAAGCGCCGGTAGAAGACGGACATTTGCCCGTTGTTCCCGCGGCCGAACAACGTGGGCAGGTTCCGTCGAGCCCACGTTGCATTGGTCGCCCGCTCGCCAGCAAACAGCCGATTCGTCTCTTCAGTCGGGCCGAAACCCGGACCGTGAGGCTCATTGACACCCGCGTTCTGCTCGGCCAGGGTTTCCGCCCGCTGGCGGTTGTAATCGGCGTCCGGCCCGTCGCCGGGACCGTACATCGGAAGGCGGTCTTGGCGCAGTTGGGCTTGACGGTTCAGCGTGCGCGCGCGACGACGGCTGCTGCCACCTTGGGTGGCAGACAGTGGATCATTACCATATCCGCCAGAAGGGAAGTCAAAGGCAATGGATTGACTTGCCGCGTTCTCAAAGAACGCTTCCCGCTCTGCACGTTCCTCAGCAAGGTTCTCGTACGCTTGGGCGTACGGGCCATAGCCAGGACCGTGGGGCTGGGACAGGTTGCGGCGGCGAGCCTGAGCTTGACGGCCTAGTGCCCGTCCGCGGCGACGGCTGAAACCACCGCCGCCAGCAGACAGAGGATCGTCGCCGTAGTCGCCGGATGACATATCGAACGACATGCCGGCGCTAGCAGCTTCCGCATAAGCGGCATCCCGTGCGTTCCGCTCGTTAGCCCACCCGAATGCGTTGGCGCGGATTTCCGCACCTTCCACCTGCCGGTTGCTACGGCGCATCCGGGCGGCTAGCTCGTACGTGCTATTGAAGGAAGTTTGTTGAGCATCTTGCTGATCGCCCTGCCGCTCAATAGCACGGGACGCCCGTTCACGGGCGGCGCTGCTGCCACTCGTGCCGGGCGTCCCGCTGTTGCTAAACGTCGTACCTTCGCTAGCAGCCCGCCCCAGGTTTTGAAGCTCCTGGTACGGCTGGGTCATGTCCAGCACGCCGCGGATCATGAGGACAGGATCGCCCCCGCCCTGCGCTGCTTCTGCCATGACTGGCCTGCCTTTACACTACCTCGATCACCGCTTTCTCATCGTCGGGCACTTCTGCAAACATCTGCTCGTGGTACTCATCCGAGAACGGGTCCACGTAGTATGCTGGCAAGTGGTGCTGCCACGTCAAGCGTGCGTTGTCGAGCTTGGTCTTCCAGTGCAGAACGTCTTCGTCAGTCCAGTGGTCGTTCATCCAGCGCTTGGTCCCGGCGATGCTGTTGTACAGTTTCTCGAACTGTGCAATGGTCAGCTTCAACGGATTCAAGCTCGGATACGCCATGTGGAATTCGGACAGCGCGTCCCCCCAATCCTGGGCAATCGCTTCTAGCCGATTGGCTAGCCTTGCCGCGACTGCCCTTCCGAAGGGTCTTGCTCACCGCCTTGCTGCTGCTCGTCGGTGATGTCCTCTTCCATGCGCGGGGCCATGGGCGTGAGGTCGTACAGGTCCGCAATGTCGAACGCGACCTGGGACAGCTTGGACAGCCCATTCTCCGTGAAGACCTTGTGCTGAAGCTGCTTCAGCAGATCGGGGGTCGTCACGTCGTCACCCTTGACCCATTCGACACACCGAAATTTTCGGTCCGGCTTGCCGTCCTTGCCTTTGCGGGTGTCGATCTTCTCCGTCCGCTTGACGGCGAAGACCCTGGCTTCGGGGAGCTTGGCTCCGATCACTTCCTTTGCCCCCTCCATCGACTGCACGGCGACCTTGAGGTCCGCGGGCGTCAGCGGATAGGGCGGGTTCATGACGTTGAAGTTGCGGACTTCGTTGTCCGTCATGTCCTTGGTCTGACCCTGCCGCCAGCGCTCGGCCAGGACGGCACCGTAGCTGATGCCGTCTTCCAAAGTGTAGCGGGGAATCTCCAGGAAATACTTGGGCTTGTTGTCCTCGCCCAAGATGCCGAGGATGTACGGAGCGCGGACGCTCTGAAGAAAGAACATTGGATTGCCTCCCAAACGATTCACTCACCCCAGAAAGCGTTACGAGGCGCTTTCTGGGGAAGGATGGATTACTTAGCCGGTTGTTCGTTCTCCGCGGGCGTAATGTCCACGTAAAACTCACTGTTGATCCGGCCTTGGTCCAAGCCAAGCGATTCGGCGGCGTGCCCGGAGATAGTGAATTTCACGCTTCCGCTAGGTGTGGCAGCGTAGAAACGCTTGTTTTCCTCGCTGCCGCTAGTGACAGGAGTAAACTCCACCGTCCGGGACTTGTCATCGTCGTACAGACCGGCAGTGATCGAGATAAGCTTCATTTTGCAACGTGTGCGATTCATATTCAGTCCCTTTTTAGCTTCCGCCAAGATGGCGGCAGCGTGTTGTACGATCGTCTCACTGGATGGTGCATCATCCAGTGGCCCTAGAACTAATTCTCGCTGTGTAGTGCCGCAATAAATGCACTTTCCGCCGAGACGATCGAATTGATGATGACATGCGGGTGTCTTCATTGCGGTCCTTGGGAAGGGATTGGACTAGCTCAGCTTCCAGGTCAGGACGTACAAGCCCTTGGACAGGAAGCGAGCGCCCACGCGGCACGTCGCGTTCACGAGACGATCGACGTAGGCTTCGGTGAAGTTCGTGGAGCAGGACAGGACGCAACCGGTGCTAAACGTCGCCACGATCGACGCACCTTGCGGGCAGGGAATGAGCGGGCCGCTGGCCGGACCGCCTTTCTTGCCGATACCGGAAATCTCACCGACGATCTGGGACCGGCCGGGTTCCTGGTCTGCAACACCTTCGATCGAGAAGGTGTCGGCGGTGGTCATTTCGACCACTTCGCGAATCCGGATCATGTCCAGGATCACGTTGTAGTCGATGGTATTGACGCCGTTGTCGATGGTGAAGTGGCACGTCCCGTCCTTGCCGTTGATCGGCTTAGAGGTCGTGTCAACCAAGGTCGGGCTGGGCATGGGTACTCCCTAGACAAAAACAGGCTGAGAAAGCGATTCGGCAAACAGCGCCTTGAACTCGTCAAAGTTGTCGAGGATGTCCTGATAGGACCGTCCCCACCACGGCCGCCCGCCATGGTTCGGGTCTTTGAACTCCAGGAACGCAGCGTGAATCACGTCGGTATAGATGAAGATGTCGATGATCCGATCCATGGAAACCGGGTCCGTTGCTTTGACCGATCGCCACAGGGCTCCAGATTCGCGGCGGGGATATTCGCCTTTGACGGAGCGGATCACGGTGCGACCGCGGTACTCCACGGGAACGCCGATATTCTCGCGGATTGCCTCGATACGCTTCTCGGCAAAGCGGCGCATGGCGGTCATGCCTGCCTGCTCCAGCTTCGCCCACGCCGACGCGACGAATGCTTCATTCGCCACTAGCTGGCCTGCTCGCCCGGCTTCACCCCACGCTCGGCAGGCGTGGTCTGGGTGAGGGGCTTGGCCGCGCCGCCCACCGCACCGCCGATCTGCTTGCTCAGTTCGGGGTCGGGCTCCACGAAGCCGCGAGGCGGCTGCTCCAGCAGGGCGTCGATCTGTTCCTGGGTGAGGGGTTCGGCCTTGGCCGGCTTGCCTTCCGCGAGGTTCGGCTGCGGATACTCGGACTGGCGCTCCGGAGCTTGTTCCTTGGCCTTGTCGTCCACTTCGATTTCCGGGAGGTCTTCCTTCCGGACCAGATGGGCACTGCTCGCGCTCATGCGGAGCAAATGGCTCCGGTGGTGGACGCGAACTTTCTTGGCGGTACGGTCAAAGTGCCCGTGCTTGCCAAGGTGAAGCGCGATCATTTCCGCGGTCACGCCCGGAACGCCCGCCGCGCCGCAGCCGTGGAGTTCCGGCTTGCTGCCCGGCTTGGCGAGCTTGGGGGTGACTTCCAGAACGAAGGTTTGCTGCATGGTGATTAAGCAGCGCCGTCAAGCGCCGCTTCCTCGATTTCGGTTTGGATGGAAAGGGTGAGGACGATCTGCCATCGCTTGATCTGGGTCTGATCGTCAACGGTCAAACCGCAGGTGAAGCGAAACGTCACGCCCGTTACCCACTTGAGCCCCAAGCTCGCTCCGGCCCGCCGGATCACGCGAAGGGTTCGCGTAAGCAGGGGGCCGAAGTCGTCCAAGCGTTCGGTCTGACTCGTGAGGGTGAGCCGGAAGTCCCAGGTGGCACGCTCAATGTAATTGACCGTGTTGTGGTCCTGGGCCGGCATCTGGAAGTCCTTCCAGGTTGCCGGATTCAGCGGATCGTCCGGGTCCGCGTATGTCGCCATGACCGCGTTCTCAGTCGCCATGGACGAATTCCCACCTACCGGTCCCTCCAGGATGGCTTGCGGGAAATCTCCATCCCCCTCGATGGCTTTCTCAGGGTCTTGGGTGCCCTGGATGTCAGCGAAATGGATGAAGTTGATGTCAGCGACCGGCCAATCCTTGTCCTCGCGGAGCAAGGTAACGAGCCGGGTATAGACAGTGGTGACTGGATCAATCATGGCTTAATAGGCGGCAGGGACGGTCACGTTAGCAACCATCCCTGCTCACCCTTGTAAGGGAGGACCGCGCCTTACTTCTCGGTCTTGCGGCCACGGCTCGCGGGCCGGTGGGCGTTGTCCGCTGGCTCGTTCTCCGCGACCTCCGAAACGCCCGTGCCCGGCTTTTCCTCCAGGTCCACCGGTTCGGCGGCCTTGGGTGCGGCCGGCGTCGGCGGGGGTTCCTGACCGGGAGCCGGAAACATCTTGTCCACCGTGCCACCAAGCGGTTCGGGCTCGATCGGGGGCTCGTCGTTGGCGTGCAATTCCTTGTCGGTCTTCGGCGGGACCGCAACCTGGACGTTCGGCTGGGACTCGGCGCGCTGGGCGTCGGTCTGCTGCACGACGGGCACCTGCCCTGGCAGCGGGCCGGGCGCGTGCGGGGTCTGGACCTGGGCCATCTGAGCCGGCGAGCCGTCCGGGTTGACGTACACGGGCTCGCGCCACCCGCCCGCAACCGGGTGGGCCAGGGCCACGAGCGGCGCGATGTCGGCACCGGGGATGGCAGTCAGCGGGGTCTTGTCGTCCACCAGCACACCCCCGCCGTTGCGGAGAATGTGGTTGATGTCGGCGCGGTGGGTTTCGACAAGATGCTGCTCGGAAAGGACCGTCCCTTCCATGTAGGGGCCGATGGTGGCGTTGGGCGCGACCATGATGCGACGGCCACCCGTCTTCTGGATAATGTCGGACATTGCTTGCTCCGGTAAGACACCGAAAATTTCGGTATCGCGCGCCTCGCGAAAACGAACGGGGACGGCTGGCGGCGCTACGAACCAGCCGCCCCGTTCTGCAACGGACTTCCTGGGGAAGGACTACCCGAAGAAGCAGATGATGACCGCGGACGGGTAGTAGAACGCCGGGCCGCCGTTGTGGCCGCGATGGAATTCGATGTTCGCCGGGGTGCGAACCTCACCGTTGCGACCGTTGGCGCGGTCGATCGTGTAGCTGTAGCTGCCCGGCGCGCCGCCCGCGCTGATGTTGCGGGTCATGATGTAGTTGCCGATCGCGACGTTGCCGGGGCGCTGACCGATCAATACGCCGACGCCATCGGGGATGAACTTCTGGAACACGCCACCGCGCTTCGGCGGCTTGTTGTAGTACCCGCCGTCGTACACCCGGATGTTGGCGAGGTTCTGCCCGCCGAAATACCCGTTGGCGTTCACGAGGTTGTTCAGCGTCGCGCCCATGTTGTTGCGACGGCCGCCGAGGTCCAGGTTGTTGGCGTTGTTTAGCATCCGGTTGGCCGTGACCTGATTCATGTAGATCGTGGCACCGGCACCGAAGTTCACCGACCGACCGGCAGCCGTACCGCGCTGCTGGAGGTTCTGGAGGTCCAGGATCGGCGTGGCCGTCGCACTGGTGGACCACGGCACCAGCGGCGTGTAACTCTGGAAGCTGTACACGTCCTTGTAACCCACCTGCTGACCATCATCGCCGTCGATGAGGATTTGCAGGACGCCCGTGGTGAGCAGGGTCCAGATCGAGGACTCGATCCGGTCGTTCTCGCGCTGGATGAGGATGCGGTCCGCTTCCGCGGCGAGGTCGTTGATGGTGATATTCGTGCTGGGAATATCGAAATTCCCGGCACGAATCATGAGTTCCGTCTCGGTCACGTCGTAGTATTCACCGAAGACACCCGGCTCATACTCGTACGTGGTCGAGCCGACGCGCTGCACGCGCGTGGGCTTGCCGTCCAGACCGCGAAGGTGCTGGAGCCCGCCGTACACGTCGGCTTGGGTCCAGCGGACCTTGTAAAATTCGCTGGTCGTGATCGGCATGATTTCCAAGCCGAGGCGACCAGCGCGGTCCTGGACAATCCATTCCGGTTGAATAACCCGCGTGCGGGTTGCAGTAGTGGGGTAGGTGAACGGCATGGTGCCGACTCCCTGAAAAGGTTACTGACGAAGCGGCGAGTGGTGTTGCCGGGTGCCTCGCCGCTTCTGGGGAAGGCACCGCGTTTTTCAACGTGGTGGGGAACAGCGCCGTGCGTGTTGTGCTGTGGGCCAGGGACTACACGTCCCAGAACCCGTTCGGCAGGACGATGGCGGTCGGGCGGGTCGCGGAAATGTCCGCGAAGCTACGACCGCTGGCAGCGGTCGTGACCGTCTTCGGGATCGAACCCGTACCGGTGGCGCTGGGCGTGAGGTTCAGCGCCGTGCCGGTATTGACCGACGTGACGATGAACGTCGTGGTGCCGCTGGGCACGCCGAGGTTGACCAGGATCGGGTTCGCCTTCCAGGCGGCCGTGAGCCCGGTGACAACGGCCGCCGCGGTGGCGGTCGTGACCGTGAAGCTGATCGAGGTCGGGGCACCGGGGCCACCGGTGTAGGTGATCGTGTACACGTCGCCGGCCGTCACGGTGGTCGGCGTGAACGTGTCCACTTCACCCGCGACGGGGGTACGAGTCGTCACATCCTGCGGGTTCGCGATGCAATGCTCGTAGTAGGGCATCGTCATGAAGCCCGACTGACGGATGTTCGCGACGGCGCTGACAGCGGTGCCGATGAAGCAGCGGCCGTTCGCGTCGGTCACGAAGTCGTACTTGCTGAAGCCCATGAAGGTCTGGGTGCCGTCACCGGCACCGGGGACCATGGGGTAGAGCAGCTTGTCCGCCGTCTTCTGCCCGAGGGACATACCGGCGGTGAAGGTAGTGCTGGGGGCGAACCGGCCGGCGGACCACACCGCAAGGTGCGGGCTCTGGGCTGGGACGAAGATACGCCCCAGATCATATTGTTCAATCGTGTCGATCATTGGGAGGCTCCGTTAAAGACAACGCGGTGAAGTAGCGAAGGGATTGGCTGACCCCTGAATGAACGCGGAAGACCGAAATTTTCGGTACGCTGGCTAGGCGACCTTGACCTCTGGAAACACGGCGCGGAACTGGTCCGGCGTGTAAGCCGGGAGCCCCTGGCTCGTGCGGAGCTTGTTGGCCGCCTCGATGGTCATGGGCGTGCCGGTGTTGTCGAACGCGAAGGGCTTATCGCCTTCGCTGCCCGGAATGTCGCGCGGGGCCGGCTGATCCTTGCTGAGGTTCTTCCCCAGGTCCGTGGGCTTGCCGTCCTCGAAAGCCGCCAAGACCTTCTGATACGGGAAGCTCCCGTCTTCCGCCTTAACGAACATCGCCTCGATCGGCTGGGCATCGTCGGACAGCAGACCCGTCTTCAGGTCCACGGTGCCGGCGGCGAGGAACGATGCGCACAGGTTCTTGGCTGCGATGGCGGTGAGCCCGCGCTTTTCCTGGAGCAGTTGGACGCGCTCCACCGCCATGGTGCAACGGCTCCGGAGCAGGTCCGGGTCCATGGCGCTGACGCCGCCCGAGCCACCCTTCGCCTTGGTCTTGACGGCCTTATCGAGGTCCGCCTTCAGCTTGCCGTTCCGCTTCGCCATGTTCTTGGCAAGGCGGAAGGCGACACGATCCGCGTTGTCGGCGGTGACGGTCACGTTGTCGCCGGCCATCGCTTGAAGTTCCTCAAGCTGTGCTTCGGTCCAGTCCATGGTGGGACTCCTGTTACTGGCGGCCGGTGATGGTTTCCCTTCGCCGGGGCCGCGCTTGGCCGGCTGCGGGTTTTCGTTCATGTGGGCACGGGCATAGTCCCATGCCTCATCCGACGTGCAGACTGCATCGCACAGACCAACCTTGACCGCCTGCTGGCCGATGTAGACGCGAGCCGTGGCGGCATCGTCAATCTGTGCCTTGCTCATCTTCCGGCCGGACTGCACTTCCGCCTTGAAGACGTTGGCAAACGAGTCAACGCGGTGCTGGAGTTCTGCCCGTTGTTCGGGCGTGATCTTCCGGCCCGGCGCGCCGATCGCCTTGAACTTGCCACTGTCTAGGACGATGGGCTTAACGGAGCCCTTCCGCCCGGCTCCGCTGGCATCCACGAGTTGGGACTTGATACCCAGCGAACCAACTTGAGCAGCCGGCCCACAGGTGAAGCGAGTACCTTGGGTCGCGACCCACAGGGCAGCGCTGGCGGCCGTATCCTCCGCGTGGACGTAGACGGGCATGACCTTGGCCGTCTTTCGGATCGACGCCGCCAGTTCAGCCGTACCCTCCAGGGTGCCGCCGGGGCTATCCACGTCGATGAACACGGCATGCGCCTTGCCGTCCGCTTTGAGCGCCCGAGCTTGACGCAGGGCGTCACGCATACGCATCGTGGAACTGCCCCCCAGGACCGCCGACATCGACGTGTCGAACTTGGTCATGGGTCCGTTGATGGACAGTCGCACGATGCCATCCTGGAGCGTGAACGGCTGACGGCTCATGGATGCCGCGATACTGGCGCTCTTAGCCTGGGTCTGCCGAAGCTCCCCGCTCGTGAGGATCGCCCACCCGGTATCCCGCCATTGCTCTAGGACGTTGGCCGCCACGAGCCAATCCCCGTACACGGTGTCCATGCGGCAGCCCGTGATCGGATGGTGCTTGGCTTCGCGGCGCTCGTGCCGGCCTTTGACCTTGGTCTTGGCCGTCTTGCCATGAATAACCTTGCCGCGCTTGGTGAAGTAGACGAAGGGCATGTCCGGACTCCGTTTTCTGGGGGAGGGTCAGGGTTAGTTGTGGCTGTGACCGTTCATCCGGCCACCGAGCAGCGCCGCGGCACGGCGAGCAGGTTGCGGGCGCTTGAGCGGTTGACCGTTCCCCTTGGTCGGGCGTCCGCCCGCGGGAGCCTTGGTCGAGCCCTTGCCGTTGCCGTTCCCGGCAGTCTGCTTGGCCGCCGCCTGCTTGGCCTGTAGCTGCATCTTCTGCTGCTTTTCCTGTTTCTTCTCGATCCGGCCCACGTCAAATTTGCTGTCCGAGACACGAATGTCCAGGTTCGCAAGCTCGGCGTTCACGTCCATGGTCCGCAGCATTTCCATGGCGATGTCGGGATCGTTCAGGGCGGCCAGGAAGAATGCCTTGACGTATTCCCGCTTGTTGTCGGTGATCGACGGGGGCATGATCCGAACACTGCCGCGGGCAATCTCGCCGCCGTTCAGGACCAGGATCGCGTCCACGACCACCTGCATCGCGCGGGCAAAGCCTTGGTCCTCCAATTGGCTGACCTTGGAACTGGTATCCTTATGCTCGCCGGTGTTGGCTTTGCCGTCACCGTTCCGCATCCCCACGCCGGCCGGACGCATCCCGCCAGCGAAGATACCCTCGATCGCCTCACGCTTACGATTGAGGATACCCTCGATCGCCGGCGCGTTGGTGCCGTGGTTCAGCAGTTCAAAGTTGATGAGGGACTTCTGAGCCAGTTCTGCGATGATCTTGGCCGTTTCAATCTTGTTGACGTTAGTGATCGGAAGGGACAGGCTCGGAATGCCAACACCGGGAGCGCCCGTCGCAAGGCGCTCGATAATCGTCTGGATGTAGCTCCCGTAGCTAATGCTCTTGGTCGTTCCGTCCGGCTGAATCTGCTGGAACGAGCCGGCCGGGTAGGTAATCACCGTCTGGATGCCGGTGATCTTGCCGATGAGACGAGCGGCCTGCTGTTCGCAATCAAGCAGGCTACGGAACGCGAACGTCCGAATGTTTTCGAGCCAGGACCGACCGTACAGGTAGCCGGCTTCCGCGTTGTACGTGTACTTGAATGCCTTGTACGGCGCTGCCAGGCGCACGTTCGGAGCCGTCTGACCGGTGATCTGGTTCGGGCGGTAGTTGATGAGCCCCGAGAAATCACCGTTCTGGTCGCGGAGGCATTCAGTCACGTCCACGAGCAGGGGCTTGATCCGCTGAAGCCACCAGCGGAATCCCTTCCGCTCCCAGATCATTTCACCAGGAGCCATGCCGTGGTCACGCCCACGCATGAAGAAATCATTCATTAAGTCCCAGCGGAGCGGGTCCAGCATGTCCCGAATGAACGTGACGTATTTCTTACCGATAGCGTTGACCGCCACGTACTCCCACTTGTTGCACAGCACGTCCGCCGTCGCGATGGCTCGGACAAGCTGGACGTACTCGTTGGCGAGCATGAAGCGGTAGACGGGGTGCGTGCCGGTGTACAAACTGCCATAGCCGGCGTAGCCCATCGGGTTGGCGAAGTTACCGCCGTTGCCGAAGAAAAACGCCGGGGCACCTTCCACGCTGGGCGGGAAAGCCCCGCCGCTGGACAAGGACCACAGGGGGATGCGTTCGTACGGCATCCCAAAGCCACCACCGCCGCCACTACCGGTGTGCCCTTCGCTGGCGATTTGCTCGCCGGTCGTTTGATCGGCAAGGCTCGCGGGCGTCGGACGCTCGGCATACCGCCCCTTCTCATCGCGATGCGGGTCCGGCGCGGCCGGGTAAGAGTAATCGTCGCGGGGAACGCGGTTCGCCATGAGTACACCAAAAATTTCGGTATGGGTGGTAGATCAACAGTGACGCTAGTGCGCTACGAAGCATCCCCGTTTATTACAAAGCCATGCCAGTTACAGCCGCTCGTCAGTAGCACGCTGTATGCTCCCGGACCTACAAACGTCAAATCATGTAAGCCCGTACCTGACGGATTCCATCGGCCGGGCTTAGGGGCTTGAGCATCAGACACCCCGCGTCCAACAAACCAACACAAGACTGAATGGGTGCCCACCTTTCCCTTGTTGGCGACAAAACACTTTGGACACAGAAACATGACACCCTGAGCTTCGGCAAGCGATTCAACGTGATGATAAGACTTGCCATCAGGTGCGAGTCGCCCTACAAAACGAGCGTCAAGGTCGGTTAATTTCATGATGCTAGAACTGCCGAAGGCGAGGGTTGTCCACGATCACAGGTGCTTCAGCGTAGACCTCGATCTGCGTCCCGCCGATGTCGTCCGCATAGCAGATGAGATAGCGGAGCGCATCCATGCCGTGGTTGTCCTTGTCGATCGGCACTTCCTTGAGGGACTTCTCCGAATCCTGCTTGGGGGGCTTCGGATAACGGTAGTTCGCGAATTCATCCAGCGTGGAAGCCGGGAGCTTTTCCTCTTCCAGGTCTTCGTCATGCTCCACTCGCATATCCACCACGAAGTAGACCCGCGGACGAAGCTGGCCGTCACTGTGCATCGAATCCTGGAGCCGGCGCTTGACTGCTTCGATGCCGGGCTCGATTTCCTTGAACGCCGGAGCGCTGTCAATGCCTTCCTTGTCCAGGGTCGCACGGTCTTCGCGGTCGTGGTCCGCGACGGTCATTTCCACGTTGCCGTCCCCGTCTGACAGTTGCTTGATGCCCTTGTGAAGGAGGGTCTTTTCTCCCGTGTCCGGATCGGTTTCCCACACACCCGATGCGTGTTCGGCTACGATCCGCTTGGTCATGTAGATTTCACGGAAGACGTACAGATCGCCGTCCGGATCGAGCGCACCCCAGAGGCACACAAACGGGTTCTGGAAGCCAAAGTCGATCGCCCGGACCTTCCGCCAATCCCTCCAGGGTTTCTTCTCGAAAGCCTCGCGGGTAATGACGTGCTTCTCCATGCTGAATTCGGGGTACACGGCACCTTCGGCCACGACCCACTTGCCTTCCAGCAGCCGTTGGCGGCGAACGCCCGTTAGCCGGCGAAGACGGTTGTTGATGTAGCGCTCACCCTGCTCCGTGTACTTGCCGAGCTTGATGTCAAAGAACACCGGATTGTCCCGGTGCGTCGTCGGGATACGGGTCATGGTCCCCTTGGACGCACGACGGTTAAGCCAGTGATTGGGCGCGTCTGGGTTACAGTCGCACACGATCTGGCTATAGGGAATCACGCCGACACGGCGGTCCATGCGGCTTGTGAGGAATTCAAAGTCCTTCTCGGTCAATTCTGTCGCCTCGAAAGCGAAAACCGCATCGTACTCGGCGGACATGATCTTTTCGGGCTTGTCCAAGCCCGCAACGACTAGCTCTGACCCGTTTTTCAGCGTGTAGCTCTCACGCATCTTACGGCTCGGACCCTGGAGCAAGTACGAGCCTTCGGGAACGACCCATTCCTCGAAAATCTGGAGGACGGTCTGGGTCATGCTCTCGCGCGTCTTACGTGCGAGCAGGATGCGGCTCCCCGGATACTTCATTGCCATGAGGTATGCCTTTTCCAAGGCACACCGGGTCTTGCCCGTACCAGCCGGACCCTCCAACAAGACTTCAGAGTCTTTGCACCCCCAGAAACGGCGAAGGTTGCCCTGGGGCTTGAACCGACGATTCGGGTTCCGCTTGCGGGGAGCCTCTTTAACGTCCGCGTCAGTCACGGTGCATCCTCACCTTCGGTCGGCGTGCCTTCCTCGTACTGCTTGACAGGGACGTTCAGGTCGATTCCTTGAGTAACCTTGCCCTCCGTCCGCTCCAGGTATTCCTTGAAGTGCGGAAGGCTCCCGCGCTCCATCTGCCGCACGTAGGCGTCGGCGGCATCATCGAAGCGAGTCTCGAATTTGCCGTTTTTCTTCAGACTCTTCATCTGAAGGATTTCGGAAATCCGAGTCGTCATGCGCTTGCCCTTGGGCGCTCCCTGGGGGTTTCCGGACTGCCCCGCGGGGAATTGCTGCTCCGCAATGGCCGCGGGCACTACGGCTGTTGCCGCCTCCAGATCGACGGGTTCCGCTTTCTGGGGAAGGGGCTCGGTCTTGACGACGGACACTGTGACTTTCTTGTTTCGCGCCATGGGTACACCAAAAATTTCGGTCCCTAGCCCGGCTGGATGATGGACGGTGGGAACTGCCACATGCCGTCCATGTAGCGAACCACGCAGCCGCCGCCAAAGTTACGGGCGATTACCGGCGTGCCGTCGAATCCCTGAACGGCTTCGGGCATTTGAGCCCACTGGCCGTACTTGTATAGAGCCATTTCCAGGTAAGCGGCATCCAGCATTGCCCCGTAGTCCGGACCCGTGGGAGTGGCCGCGCGGCGTCCTGGCAAGCTGCGGTTCGGGGCTCGGAGCCCTAGCAGGTGACAGAACGCAATCACCTTGGCCCAATTCGCCACGCGAGGGGGCACCTTGCCGCCGTTGGGCGTGAAGTCCAGCGGAATCTTTAGACAGCCGCCGTAGAGGGTGCCGTGGATTTCGTCAGTCGCGTAGTCGAATGCGTTTTGGATCGCGTAGAAGTTCGGTTGCCCGCGCTGAAGCGGCTGGGAGCCGGCGACGGTCTGCATCGTCTGGTCCTTGTTGGACGCCAGGACGATGTTGTTCATTCCGTAGTCGTTTACGAATTCGATCCAGTTGACGTAGAGAGAGGTCGGCGTCCCGTTGGTGATAACGATCCCGCCATTACCGGGCGTTCCGAACGCACCTGCCACGATGGCGTCGAGGTTTGGGTCGGACAGCAGAATCCCGTTCTTGACCCAGCCGAGTGTTTGACGGGATGCCAACACGAGCGTGGGGCTGTCAAAACCCGCAGCGTCCTGTGTCGGGACTTGGCGGGCTCCCCAGGTGAACGGCAGCCCGGTCACGGCGTCATTCAAGGACAGGGTGGGGGTCGCGAAAAACGATCCGTTACCTAGTCCCGTTCCAATATTGATTTCCTCTGTGAACGGAAATTCGGCTGCGGTAGACCCGTCCGGATTCCACACCCGTCCGCGGACCAGCGCGCCGACATTGGCCGGACCCTCAACGCCGTAAAATGGAATGATGCTGCTGTTCGGCATGGTGCGTGCCTCGCCTTATTGAAGCGGGGGGTTCGCCAAGTCCACCCAAGCTAATCGGGCCGTGTTCGCGTCCTGCAACGCTTTCTGATACGCCGTCTGAGCGGCCGTCAGCGCGTTGTTGTCGATCGGGTCTTCGTTCTCGACTTGCTGCAACGTCGCGAGGGCGGCATCCGCCGCGGCTTGCGTGCTGTCCATGACCGCCTTGCGGCGCGTCTCTTCGGCGTCCCATTCCTGGACGACCGTGAACAACATCTGCATAAACGCGGCACCAGAGGGAAGTACGGTTGCGACAGCGTAAGCGTCCCGCGTGTGCTTCCGTTCCGTGCCCTCCGCATACGTCCGCGTGCCGTCCTGCGCTTCAGCATAGCGGCATAGAACGATATCGACGGACGGATGATTGTCCGGGCTGGATTTCTCGCCGGCCGCGCTGATGTGGAAGTCGTCAATATGGAGCTTGTTGGCCCCTTGCACGACTTGCGGAACCAGGACCGTGATATCCGTTGGATTCGTGGTGATGGGCATCGCTACGTTCCTTTTCGGTGCCGGTACAAGTTTGGGTCCACCGTGGCCGCTGCCTTGTGAACGTCAATCGGCCAGTGTGCGAGTTTTTGAAACTCTCTCACGGGGTTAGCTACGACGGCGGCATAGTCCAGAATCACGAGGTCGGCGTGAAGCGTTAGGTTCAGGTGGCAGAGGTCTTCACTCACGTTTCGGCGGTAGTGATCTAGTTCTATGGGTGAGCCGCCCACGGTCGGGTATGACCACTTTATCTCTTCGGGGTCACGCCGCATGTACACGGCCGCGTAACGTTCTTCCGGGGGAAGGGCGTGGAGATTACCGTGAACGACCTTGACCACCTCACCCCTGAGCTGTGACCACCAAAGATTGTGAAGACCGTAGCACTCGTAAAACCCATGCGGGTTGGGCACATACCCGTGAACCGGACACTGAGCGTTCCGCCGTTGGTCTTCGGTCCCGTCAAACACGGCAGGGATACCGCCCGTGTCAAGGGCACGCATCATCATCGACGTGCCCGAGCGGGGAAAACCGCAGACGAGATAGATCGGCTTGCGCGTCATGTCCCGTCCCACGCTTGGACGATGGTGGCGTAGCGGGCGTATCCCGCGTTTGCGGTCCACCCGCACGAGTAGCTCCCCGAAGCCGACGTCACAAGTTGGTATGCCCACGCCAATCCCGCGTGCGCCCCGCTCGGCTTCGTCAATGCGCTAAAGCCTCCCGTCGGACCCGCCGTGATCGTGTTCGTGTAGACCGTGGTGGCGGCCATCAACAGCACCGGATTCCCCGCGGCCGGCGTCACTGAGGGCGTCGAAACGGAAGCGCCGGTCCCGCTGTTCGTGCTGCCGCCGTCCGGTACGCCCGTCGCAGGCATCCCGGACCACTCGGTGATGTTCACGTCGCAAACGGCGTAAACGTTGCTGATGACGAGGTTGACCGTCGTCCCGGCGCTGGTGACGTTGTCGGCGCCCCACAGTTCAATTCGGGCCGGCGTCGTGTTGGAGATTCCCGCGAACTTCGTCCACGTAGCGCCCGTGCTCGACACGGACGTGATCGTCGCGTTGTTGATGCTGTGAAACAGCAGTCGCAGCGCGTTGCCGTTCGTCGGCGCGGGGATCGTGATCGTCTTCGGTGTGCCGCCGCTGGCCGTGCGGGCCACCGTCTGATTCACGAGCGCAATGCCCGCGCCACCGCCTCCACCTCCGCCGCCAGCCGGCGACGAGAACATGCCGACTGGAATGATCATGCGAACGCCTTCAGGCTGGTGCCCCGTAGCTTGGTCCCGTCGTAGTAGAACGTCAGCAGGTCCACCGCATTGGCGGTGGTCGTGAGCGTCGGCGCCGACCCGCCCGGCCATGAATAAAGGGTGTCGTAACTCAGCGTGCGGCTGCCCGTGGCGTCCTGCTTCACGATCAACAGGTAGGTCGCACCGGTCTGGAGGTTCGTCGGATTCTGGAGCGTGCGGTTGCCGCCGAGCGTGACGCTCGCACACCCGCCGCTATTGGCGTTCCAAGTGATCGTGGCCGCATCGGTGAGCGTTTGCTGCGTTTGTTGAAACTGTTTAGCCGACGAGTTACCAGAGTTAGTGATCCCGGTCGTCGTAACAGTTCCCGAAAACGTACCGGTGGTTGCGGCCATTGTGCCGCTGAAATTCCCACTGACCGCAGTGAGCGCCCCGACCGTCGCGGCGTACGTGCCGGTACTCAGCGTGCCGGTGAGCGTGAAGCCGCTCGCGTTGAACACGCCCACGTCGTTGTTGGCGACGCGGAGGTTTACCGTGCCGCCGCTGTTGACGATCGTGATCGTGCCGGCGGTGTTGGCGAGGAAACTGAAGTTGGTCCCGCTCGCATTCGTGCCGGTGTTGTTGCCCGACCAGACGCCGACGTACCCGCCGACGTTCGAGCCGCTCACCTGCCACGGGATGCTTCCCGTCGAGAACGTCGCGCCATCCGGCGAAGAGAATCCGGCGGCGCCAAAAGCGCCGACCAGGGCGCCGGCGACGTAGAAGCTGTGCGCGGCGCCCGTCGGTACCTGGTACTCGAGGTTGAACGCACTGACGCCCCACCCGTAGGAGTTGGGCGAGCCGTCGTAATACGCTTTGATCGTCTGGTTGCCGACGCTGCCGGCGGTGTTCGTGCCGACCGTCGTGAAGTGGATCTGCCCGCCGACCGTCCCGTTGCCCGAAACGTTGAGCCAGGGAAGCGAGGTGCCGTCGTCAATCGAGTCGGAAGCGCCGGCGCTGTAGAGCCCCGGGCAGACGCCGCCGAAATAGTTGTTCCGCCCGACCTTGGCCACGACGGCGTGGTTGTTGGCGAACGTGATCGCGGCCTTGCCGACGCACGACACGCCGACGAGCGTGTTGTTGTCGATGACGAAGCCGCTCAGCGTGCTGTCCGCGCCCGGCCCGATGTAGATCGGCTCAAACCCGGCGTCCTGAGCGAAGATCTCATTGCCCGAGATCGTGACGTAATTGAACTGCGACGTGGCGTCGGCCGACTCGATGCGGATCCCGTTGCTGTGCACCTCGTCGATCGAGTTTCCTTCGATGAACAACTGCCCGGTCGTGACGCCGTGGCCGACATAGGCCCAAATGCCGTGGCCTTTGTAGTCGACGACCTTGTTGTTGAGGATCCGCAGCCCGCCGCCGCCCTCCCACTTGATCGCGGCGGGGGACGCCGACCCGTTCGACCAGAACCAACTGTTGACGATCGTGCAGTCGCCCCAATCCTTATTGAGAGCGTTGTCGATGCGGATGCCGTAATTGATCGGGCCGAGTGAATACAGCCCGTCAATGACACCACTCGTCCCGACGTTCACGTCAACGTTGTTATAAAACCGTTCAACCGTCACATTGTGAATCATGGGACGGGCGGCAACGTCGGCGGAATTGAAGTAGAGGCCGTGGCAGTTGCTACCCGGCGTCCCCACCGCCGTGTTGAGCAAATCGATATCACGGACCATCGCCAGTGGATTGGTCAGCGTGAAGAGAGTGCTCGATGCGCTGGTGCATTTAACGATCGACGCGGGCGTTCCACTCCGACCGTTAGACGATGCCGCGCCCTCAATCACGATCGGTTTACTGAAGACGAAACCGCCAGTGGTCTTGAATGACTTACCGGGCGGGAAGTAAAGACGCCCGCCGTTGGTAGGAATCGCGTTGTACGCATTCAACACGGCCGCGGTGTCGTCCGCGGTGTCGTCCCCGGCCGCACCGTAGTGCATCGGGTTGTAAATGCCGGTAATGGAAGACGCAAACGAAAGGTTTGTGACGTTACTGAGTCCCACCGCCGCGGCGTTCAACACCTGCCAGCTTTTATCACCCCGCCAGTATTGGGTGTTGTTCCCTCCCGCAATCGTCGGCTCGGCACCCGCTTGAACGGCCGTGACGGCGTGCGGGTTGCCGTGGTCAGCCATGTGGCTGTTCAGGTTCGCCTGCAAACCGGCCGTCAGCACGTCCACCTGATTTGCCGTGTACACACTAAGCTGAGCGGCGGTGACGTTGTGCGGGTTATTGGTGTTGTTGACGTGCGCTGTGAGATTCGTCTGGACCGTTGCCGCCAAGCCCGCCGCGTCAAACTCGCTGACGTTGTGAGTCGCAATGGTCCCGAGCCCGGCAACGTTACTGGCCGTCAGCAGTTTCCACGACACGTCACCGGCCAGGTATTGATTGGCCGAGCCCCCGGCAGGTAAGCCCGCGCCGCCACCGCCACTGCCCACGTTCTTGACGATGGCGAGGTCTTCGGGGCCGGTTCCCGGACGGCGCAGAATCCCATCGGCACCGATGAGATTGAATGCGGCCCTCACAATGTCCTTGATGGCATTGGGCATGTCGGTACACCAAAAATTTCGGTATCTACTGCTGAGGCATGTCCAGGGCAGCCAAAGCACCGGAAGCATCCGCCTGGACGCCATCGAATCCTTCCCAGCCGCGACCGATCATGTCGGGGAACCACCATACGCCGGCAACGCCGTCACGCTTGAAGGTGATCCATTCCAGGATGATTTCTTGGGCAGTCGGACCCCGCATCTTCGGGGACAACGGCGTCCCGCTAGCGTCGTTCTGCTTGGTCCAGTCCTGGAGTCCGATGTCTTGATTGCTGCATTCCGCAATTGCGTAGACCGGTTTACCATTGGCCGCCTGCTTGATCTTCGCCACCACTCCGTTGATGTCCGCCACCGCGTTCTGGCTCGTCTGTGCCCCGTAATTGAAGGGGTACAGGTCGAAACAGACGAAATCGACGGGCGAGCAGTAGGCTTGATAGGCCGCGACGGATAGCCAGGGAACCCGGTTGCCGTCGAAATTCACGCCGAGCGGCTTGCTCGGCACGATAGCACGGGCAGCCAAGGCCCGATCCACAATTCCGCCAGGGGTGACATTTCCTCCCCCGTCCGGCTCGTCCGGCGCGACCATGACCCCGACGATTACCGAGTCGTTATTGTCGGACGGGTCGATCGCCGTACTCTGGATAATGCCCGTGAGCCCGGCTTGCTTGAGCGCCACCTTCCATTGTTGCTTGGTGACGGCTCCGTTCTCAGACTCGTACCCTAAGATCGTGGTGACACCGCGGTCATGCCACTTCTGGAAGCTCGACGTGGGCTGATACCAGACGCAGACGGTGTTCGCCGGCAATCCACCCGCGTAAGCGGCTGCGGACACGCACAGGGCGAAGAGGAAGGCGATGAGACGGCGCATGATAGCGGGGCTCACTTTCTGGGGAAGAGGGTCAAAGGGTTTGCTCGATCCAAGCGGCATATTCTTTCAGCCGCGACTCCAAGTTTTCGGGCTTGTCACAGTGATCGAAGTCCAGCCCGATGAATCCGACCGGCTTCCCTGCCTTGAAGATGGTCTGCCGGGCTCCAGCCCTGACACCCGTTTCTTCCATCATCTGACGGAAGTTGCTCAGGTGAAGCGAATCCACACAAAACCACCCAGGTCCATCATCCTGGATGTACTTCATTTCGTCCGCGATGGTCGAAATCAGGACGGCTTTGAACCGTCCCGTCTCGTGGCTCACTCCGTCCCTGACCACTTCCGCCACGCGGCTCTTGCGGAGGATGTCCGAGCCGTCCACGTACTGATCGCCGTTGTGGAACTTACTGAGATAAGCCCGCATCGCGTTGTACTCGATGCGAAGGCGCTCCAGGATTTCCGTCTGGATGGCGCTCTGCTCGGTTGTCTCGTGGATAGGATGGTGGGGCTGACTACGGCTTGCTCGCTTCCGCTTAATCCAGTCGTTGCCCCAGATGAGCAGGGCGGTGATTCCGGAGTAAATGAAGACGCCTAGCGCCTCCCCGAGCGTAGGAATGCTACCGTGGGCCATTACAAACTCGCACCCCTTTGACGACGGGGAAAAGAGGAATAACAAGAGCCCCCGCCGGTTCGGGACCGGCGGGGGCTGACACAGCACGCACGAACGGCAAATACCGAAAATTTCGGTCTACCCGCGGAGCGGGTGCCCCTTGGCGAGCTTCATGTTCGCCGCGTGCATCGCCTTCAGGGCGTCCCAGCGGAGGTCGGCGGCGTACCGCGCGTTCACGGCGTCGGTAAGTTCCTGCCACTGTGCGTCAGTCGGGGCGGTGTCGCCGGACTGCTGCATCTGCTGGAACACCGCGATGAGTTGCGGGAAGTCCTGGAGGACGGAGAGGACCATGAGAAGGATTTGTGCCCACATGGTTGCGACCTTTCTTGAAAAGCAAAGGGGTGGGTGAACGTACGGGACCGGCCTGAATAGGGGGAAGGATCAAGTTCCGGGTTCCCCGCTTCTCCGTCCACCCGCCCCCTCACACGAACTGGAGTGTCACGGCACCGGGCAGATGCCGCCCAATCGACGCCATCCTAGCGCCGGTTGAATTGTGATGCGTCGTAACCGCGTACGGCGCTTGGCGGCACGTAGCCGCTGGGTGACGGGGGCGAAGCCCGCAAGGCTCGCGGGGCGAGCCCCAGGTCTTTGACCTTGACGGGCTGTGTTGCCGGCATGTGCTTGGCTTCCGCCGCCTTGGCGTTGGCTTGGGCAATGGGACCGAGCGCGGCGAAGAACTGGTCCAGGACCAGATTGAATGCCGTCTGGGTCGTGCCCGGCGTCCTCGCCATGGTCGTGAGTTGGTCCGCGGAGGCACGCGCCGACTTGACGTAGGGGTCAAGGTCGTCATGCAAGCCGCGGTCCAGTAATCCCGCGTCGAACCCGTCCATGAGACGGTTCTCCGCGTCGGACAGCACCTTGCTCTCGAACACCGCCGTGGCTCGCATCTGGTTCTGGCTGAGGGGCTGGGTGGCGGCTGAGCCGGTGCAGCCAGTTTGTGATAACAGGCTCATGCAGCCCAGGGCGAGGATCGCGAGAATCGAAAAGAGGCGTAACCGGCACATGGGGGCTCCGGTAAAGGGTTGTGCAAACGATCTAAAAACGACGCTGGAAGGCGATTAAGAGGTCCAAAGGGCTACGAACCCTTTGGACCATTGTTTTCGCGTGAAATCGCCAAATCCAATTCAGGGCTTACGCGCCCTGGGGTGGCACCGGGGTCGGCGTCGGGGTGTTGGCGGCCAGGGCCGCGGCGAGCGCCTGCTTGTTGGCTTCGGCCTGCTGGAAGATGGCGTCCACCTGCGCCGGGTCCGCACCGTTCGCCAGCGCGTCCGCCACCTGCTGACGGAGCCCACTGACGAGCGTGCCGACGCCGCTGATGAGGTCGCGCTCGGCGTTCACGTCATTCTGGATGTCCTGAAGCGTTGCCATGATCTTCCTGTTCTGACCCTCAAGGGTCTGTAGAAAGCCGAGGACTCGGCTCTTAAACGAGACACGATTGAACCACGACATGGGCGTCACCGCCTTACCCCATGACCCTGCGCAGGGACCAGAAGTCACTGGTCATGTCCGACACGATGTACGGGTACGGCATGAGGCAGTAGCCGCCCTGCCCCCAATCCGGACCCCACGAGTTACGAACGAGGAACGTCTGGGTCGGATCGTCATAGCCCCACAGGGCCATGCAATGACCGCCGAGTTCCGCTTCTCCCGGTTCCGGCATTGTGACGATGCCGGTCCTGGCCGTCTCTTCGGACTCAAACGACTCGTACAGTTCAGTCCCGAACACCACGGGTAGCCCGCCGGCCAGAGCGGACCGCAGCATGTTCAGGTTTGGCACCACGCGCCGGTACGAAATTGCCCGGTGAGCCAGCGCGTTGTCGTAACACAACTGGAGCGGCTTGGTGATGAACTGGCCGATGTCGTACGGCCATTCCGTTTCCGGGCAGACGCCGAACTGGCCGATCGACTTGATGCCGTCGCGAATCTCCGCGCCGGCGTCTTCGTTCACCGTGCCTTCCATGTAGCGCTCGTTCCAATAGATGAACAAGCGCGACGGCATGAAGTCCGCGGGGCACTTCTGGAAGACCATATCGAACTGGTAAGCCGCGGCGATGCCGTTCGCCGTGCAGCTTCCAAGCTCGCCCTGGTCGTACACCGGGACGTTGCAATGATCCCGGAGGTCCACATGGAACGGGCGCTGGACCATGAGCAGGGGCGGAAGCATGAGCTTCACGTCCCGCGGGTCCGGGCGGTCGGGCTTCCAGCCGAGTCCTTTTCGCGTGAGTGCCATGACCAGGGTTCACCTTTCTGGGGAAGGACCGAAATTTTCGGTCGGACTACGGGACGGGATGTCGCAAACTCAACACCGCGGTCAGGTGAGCCGCCTTGACGGTGGCGCTGGCCTGAACCGCGGCCTTGTGGCTGCTCACGAAGACGTACGCGAACAAGCTGCCGCACGCCACCGCAGCGCCCATGACCGCGGCCTTCTGCTCCCCGCTGATCGGCAGGAAAGCCAGGATCGCCGTGACAACCGCCGTGATCGCGCCCGTGATAAGGGCGTAGCGATAGTCGGGGCTGACGACGACCGGCGGAACCGGGACCGGATCGGTTGCCGGGAGGATGGGGAGGTTCGGAAGGGGGTCTGCCATGGTGATTATACACCTTCGCCGATAGCGGTGACTTGGACGTTCGGCGTACCGGCAACCGCCGTCAGTCCGACGATCTTGTGGGTCGCGTCCACGACGGACCCATTCTGGACCATCTGGAGAAGGATGAATTCCCCCGGACCCAGGGTAACGGTCCCGTTGATCTTGCTGGACCACCCGTTGGTGCCGTTGAAGGTCACGGTGACGGAGTTCACCGCGTCCTTGTTCTGGATGAGGAATTCCTTGATCTTGGACAGGTTGATGGCAGCGCCACCGAGCCCGCCCGCGAACGCGGTCAGATCGATGTTGAGGATGGTCCCGGAGGTCGCGAAGACCTTATCCGCGACCTTCTGCGCGAAGCCGGACGTGGTGGTCGTGCCGACGCCCGTGCCGTCACTCAGGGTCCAGTACCCGCTGAAGCTGGACCCGTGAACGTCCGAGCCGCCGGCCGGGTTCGCAATGGACTCGGCGGCGGACATGGAAATCTGAAGCGTGCCGTTGGACAGGGACATGGCGATCTCCGGGGGTAAGGGAGCGGCAGGGAGCCGGACAAGACCTAACGGGGTGCATGAGCCCCGGAGATTCGTCACGCACTCCCAAGCCGCATCTAGTCGATGAATTCAGCGCCAGTGTACTTCGTAGTGAACTTCGGACCGATCTTGAATACGATCTGGTCCTTACTCCGCGCCTCCCATTCCGCACTGAGCTTCGCGGCAGCTTCCTTGAGCCGGATCGTGTTGATGTTCACCGTGTAGTCCACGCCGTCCATGGTGAACTTGACCTCATCCTGGGGACGGAGCTTGATTGCTGGGAGGTTCTTGAAGCTACGGGGTGGTCGGGCCAGGGTGATAACGCCACGAATGTAGCGCTGGGTGTACCGTCGGTGGTAGACCGCCACTTCGTCCGTGATGAACTTACCGGGGTTGTTGATGTCCGGCACGTCGTCTCGTGTCTCGTAGTGCGAGAACACGGATTCCACCTTCGTGCCGTTGAACTTCTCCCAGAGGACGCCTACCCAGCCGCCCATGAGGTCCAGTTCGTTGCAGCAGGTGAAGACGTTCTTACCGTCGAGGAAAATCTCCATCCCAGGGAATGCGTCGTGGAACGGGGGTGTCTCGTGGATTTTGAAGTAGCTCACGCCGGGGGTGCCGACGATCGGCGGACGGACGACCGAAATTTTCGGTGGGCTAGTAGCCGGTGGGGGGCAGGTAGTTGTCGTAGGGGTCGCGGGGCGGCCAGTCCGGGAAGTCGCGCGGGAATGAGAGCCCATGAACGCGAGCGGAAGTGCCGTCGTCGTGGCGAGCAGGAATTGACGCCGGTTGAAGCGGTGCGACATGATCGGGTTCCTTGCGGATCGTGTCTCGTTTATCACGGCTGTGTCGTCGCCATGGGCTGTGCATCGGAAAGCCTCACGATGTATTCGGCGGGAATGTGGACCTCTGCAAACCCCAATTCTAGCTTGAACTGGCAGAGCGGGCGTTCGGGATCGTGCTGGACGATTTGCCCCTCGAAATTCACAAACGGGCCGTCAATGACGCGAATCGGCTCACCAGGACGGTACTTGCATAGCTTCAGGGAGCGCTCGCGGTAGATCGCGGCCATTTCTCGCTTCATCTTGACCTGCACGGCCGTCTTTAGAACCCCGTGGACGAAGCGAGCCGTCCGGACCTCGTACTCCATCGGCGTGACGGACGTGTAGTACCCCTCTTGGATGGGCTCGTGGTGGGCTTGAAAGAAAAGGATGCCGTCGAATAAGGGCAACAATACCGTGTTCCCGCTGTCCGTTTTACTTCGGACGTAGGGCAGGAAGTACGAAATGCCGTGCTGGAGCAGCCACCATGCGACCGCCTTTTCTTTCCGCGAACCCACCAAGGCTACAGCCCAGGGGCAGGGACCAAAAATTTCCGGGTCCACCCACGTCCACACCTTGGGGGCTTCCCCCCGTGACCCAAGGTGCAATTCCGGCGGATTATCATTCAGTGCAAGCACGCCGGGGGTTCCTGGGAATGGTCCCGTGGATCGCAGAAATGCCCACCGCGAGTATTCCACGAACTATTCCTAAAATTGTCAAGTAGTATTTTGAGAATTTTTCACGGGCCGCCGGACGGTCACTTCCACCCTGAACTTGACGTGATCCCGCCCCAAGACCGCTTCGCCCGTCGCCAAGCTGGCGTGGACGCGCGTGAGCGCCAGGCTCGATAACTCGTAACGGCCGCCCACGAAGATCGAGGACGCATCGCTAGCCGGCATACACGAGCGGCTTCCATCGGCGTGCTGGCCGTGAACGCCCTTCGGCGCTGCCGTGATTTCGATGTACCCGAACACTGTGGGCTCGCCTTCGATCACGAGGTTCCCGTGGTGCCAGAACGCGGGCAAGGTGTTCTCCCGCGTGCAGACATCGCGGTACGGCGTTTCGGGAAGAATGCCGGTGTCGTTGGGGTCTTGGCTCATGACGCTCCCTGAAATTTACAGAGCTTCCCGAAGCGAGACGCTTGGTCGAGCAGAACGCCCTTCGGGAAGACATTCTTGACCACAGTGATTCGGTCCATGATCCCGTAGACCTTTTCGTGGCCCGTGGGGTAATAGTCCACGACGTAGATGTCGGTGTCCGCGCCGTAGCTGCTGTTCATCTGGATGTCGTGACCGAGCCCGCCAGCACAGGTGATGTAGCATCGGGAATTCATGCCCCGGTTTTGGAGGACCGTAACCTTCGGAGGGAAGGGGCCGTCGATGCAAATGTGAGTACACGTATCGCTTCGGCTGCGGTTGTACGTGTGGCAAAGCTCGATAATGACGTGCTTCTGGAGCGTGGCCGGCTCATCCCCGTAGATGTTGATGAGGTCTTCGGAGTCGCCGGGCGTGGCGGCGGGGATGTCACCGCCCAGGGCATCGACCCAGCAGTAGTGAATGAGTCCGCCGCAGTTGATCGCCTGGATGCCGTGGCCGTCTGATCCGCCCACCGGGTTCCGCATCCCCTGGACGAAGAGGTTCACGAGCCGGAACCCCTCGCACTTATTCAGGCGAATCCCGCAGGTGCCCCCGGTCAGCGCCACGTCGGACAGCGTGAAGCCAGGAACACCCACGACCTCCACGTTCTCACGGGTGAAATCGGCGGACTTGACCACGTACCGGCCACCGACCTTCATAGGGGCGGCACGCTTGTACACGTCGAGGGGACTTATGGCTTGCACGGGGGTTCATCCTTTCTAGCGTCGTTCTCGTGAGGGGCGATGGCACACAGGGCTCGCACGAGACGGGTCAGGCGCATCCATTCACGGTAGGCGGCTTCAGTCTTTCCTCCCAGAAGGTGCAACTGTACCGTTTGGGCGGACGTGTGGATGTCGGTTGCGGCATCCATGACACGTCCGGCGTCCGCAAGCAACTTTCCCGCATCCATGGCTCCCCCGGATTAAAGGTCCAGGAACCAGAGGACTTTGTTAGAGTCTTTCGTTGTCACGCATCGGCCGATGTTGAACGTGGCAGGGCGGCCCGCCGCCTCCCAATGCACGTACGCCAGCATTGCCATCTGCCGGGCTGCTAGGGCTCGCATTCGATTTTCCCATTTCGAGGACATGGCAGTCTTGGGGATGGACCATTGGAAGAATCCCCCCGTCCGAACGCTGTAGTAGGTGTCCGGGCTGGGGGTCTTGTTGGTCAGGTTGACCTTCTGAGTGCCGAATTCGTTCCCCAGGAAGTCCCGGACCGTGTTGAACTCGTTCTGAACTGCCGTTGGCATGGTGGGGCTCCATTTTCTGGGGAAGGGTCACATGGAATTCGGGTAAGTCGCGGGTTACGTCGTAGGTGGGGACGGAAATTTTCGGTGTGCAGTCCGGACAGGCGTACTTTATTCGCTGGGGGTACTCCGCGAGAATGGCGGTCCAACCCTTGGGCCACGGGTCGCCTTCATCCAGGCGGATTCCGCGGCATTCGCAGAAGTCACAAATTAGGTATTGAACGGTCCGAAGCATAATGCCCCTTCTCTTCCGATGGAAAGGTGGTGGGTGAGGCTCATGCTGCCTTCCCGGTCCGGATCATAGTGGCGGTGGATTTGATAGCCATGGTGGGGGAATTGGAGCATGGGAGGGGGAGGGGTGTCAAGCGGAAATTGAAGAAATTATGAATTTATAGAAATAAAGAAAGAGCCTCGAAATTATCGAGGCTCTTGATCTTGGGGTTTTCGTTGCTAGGGGCGTTACTGCTCGTTAGGTTTGTCGTGGTCGGCTGCCATGTCTCGCAAGGCATCGGCAATGGCGTTCTGGTCGTGGCCGCAGCGCTCAACGAGGTCTTGGCCTTTCTTGGTGAGCTTGGCGGTGAACGTCACGACACCGGGAGGGATCGGCAGAGACTTGGCGTCGGCGGGGCACTGGATGCTCAGTTGCCAATGCACGTCGCCGGTAATGGGGTCGTCGTACGTCCGGGCGTTGGAGATGTAAAGCGTGTCGGGGAACCACCACGCCGTCCACCACATGCGGACGGCTGCTTCCATGAGGTTCCAGATTTGGACGTGCGCGAGGTCTTTCTGGTCGCCTTCCTTGCGGCGGACGATCCCGCATAAAAGAACTCCCCCGCGGTCTTCGGCGTCGGGAACGGGGACGGGGAAGTTAATCGCGGTCATGTCGTGGTAGTGTGCCCAGACGCCGCTTATCACGTCGAGCCTCACGTCGTCGGTGTACCTGCTCTCCGCGTCGAAAGGCTCGAAAGGGTTAAAAGTGTGTGACATGATTGTGAAGTGTGACGGGACGGGATGGGGGAGGCAAGAGGAAAATTGATAAAATTCATAATATACACTTTGTGTTGACGCTTAAGGTGGGGAATTGATGAGATTATGAATTTCGGGTGGTTTTCTCTAGTGAGTATGCCCAACTACGCACGCCTCCGAACGAATTCCTTACGCCATTCACAAACCGGGGGGGACTATCAGCGGACCTGGACCACGTTCCCACAGGTCCGGTGCGAGCGGCGGAAAAGAAATTTATGAAGTTGTCAAGTTTTCTCTTGATTTGCCGATTATGAAGCGTAAGGTATCGGAAGTGGCGAACGTCGCCGCTGACACCGAAATTTTCCGGATCGAGGTCTTATCATGCGTATCTCTGATTTCTCCATCGTGGATCATGGCATTGAGAATAGCCAGTATTTCCAAGGATGTGGCGTGGCGTTCACATCCTACTCACACGTCACAACTGGCATCGGCGCTAACTTCGCTGAGGCTATCGAGGACGCTATCGAGCAAATCGCGAGCGGCGGAACAGCGGACGATACGGATTGGACGGACCTGAGCAAGCGCATCCTGAAACAAATCGGCCGGCGCACCCTTCCGAAGCGCCCACAGGTCCGCGCGTCCGATAACGAAGATACGTACTATCACGTTTCCATCCGGTACAACGTGGAATCCGTCCCGCCGACTGCCGCACAACTGGCCGAACGGCCCGACCCGGTTCCGACGGTGCCGGAGGTTGATCCGGACGACACCGTAGAACATCCGGAACGATTTGACGACATGGCGTGAACCTGGATTCCCTCGCCTCACGGGGCGAGGGTATCCCGATTCCCGCGTGGGAACGGCCAGTAGACTCTAACGGGAGCAGCGGCAATGGCGGAATACAACGGCTGGACGAATTATGAAACATGGGCAGTAAACTTGTGGCTCGGCAACGATGAGGCACAATATCGTCATTGGTCGCAGGAAGCGCAATCGGCATGGGATGATGCGACCGCAGATCGAACGTTTACGCGAGAAGAGAATGCCGCTATCGCGCTTGTCGAAATGCTCGAAACGTATCATGACGAAAACATCCCTTCAGGCATAGACGGCACCGTGTATGCCGATCTACTTTCCGCCGCATTGTCGGAAGTGAATTGGAAAGAGATTGCTGATGGCTTGCTGGAATCGGTCGATAAGGAAGAAGGGAAAGAGGAAGAAGTAACCAAATAACCTAACGTCCGATCGACCCCCGCCCTTCCACGGAGCACAAGTCATGCAAACCAAAACCCCAAACATCAATCAAATCCTTTCCCGTCCCGAGTACAACGCCAGTTCCCGCTACGGCGCTCAAATGGGCCGGAGAAATCAGACACAAGGCGCGCCCGAGTTACTTCACGTTCAGCGCGTGAAGTTTATCGACGGGGACTATGACGCGGGCGGCGCATATTGGGGCGGGGGTGGGATTCCGCTCTATTGCGGATTCTCCGGACCTGAAACGACGAACGATGAACCCATCATGGTTTTCGTTCGCGCCCGATCCGCGGAAGAAGCCAAGGTACTAATTGCCGACGAACTACCGGAAGAAGGTTTCACGTTTCTCGGATAGGACGTGTTCCGCTTTCCTCCCCCTCCCCCGCTTGGCGGGGGTGGATAGCGTCACACCTCCGAACCGCGTTCACTTTCTGGGAGAAGCCACAATGGATCGGGAAACCCTGAGCCTTTACCGCCGGTTCCGCAAGTCTTCGCCGTTCATGCTCGTCGGCCACATGGCCCGCCAAGCGCTTGACGCCGCAAAAACTCTCAAGCGCTTTCGCGAGTTGGAATCGGCCGGTCTCGTTAAGCTAGAGGTCGAACCCGATTACGATTTCGACTGGTCCGACCTTGACGAAGAATGCCGAAAGCAATACGGGGATGACGGGGCATGGACCACACTCACCTATTGGCGCGCGTCTGAGGTCGATGAATGGCAACTGGCCGACTGTTGCAGCGGACACGTCGGGTACGATAACCCCGCCAGTCCCTTCGAAAACTGTTACGTGATTGACGAGATGAGGGAAGCAATTCGCCAGTACGAAAACGCTACGCTAGGCTCCCTCCCGATCTAATCCGCCGGTCGAATTCCCCTTCTCGCGCCTTGCCCCTGCCGGGCGCGAGTAGGGCAATTCCGCCCTTCCCGAAAGGTTCCTCCCATGCGCCGGATAATCGGATATCTCATTTGGGGCGATTCCAAAACCAAAACCCCGATTTGCCGTAAGCGTAAACGCAAAGACGGATACCTGGAATATCGATCTGCCCACACTGGCCGTTGGATTTGCCCCGTCTATTGCCGGCAAGCTTGCGAATTCGTCACGGAATAGGCCCATCGCCAATTCTCGCACCGACCCCTTTACTCTCCCGGAGGTCCGCCATGCTTTCCGATTCCCGCATCGTCGCGCATTTCCTCAGCCAGGCTATCGCCACGTTCGCCGATGCGAATAAGCGCCGCCAGCTTGCCCATGAGTTGCGCCGCATCCGTAACACCACAGGTCGCGCCGCCGCTCGCCTTGTGCTCGTACAAACGTCCGGCGCTTACCTTAGCCAGCAAGCGGACCGCGCGGCCCGTTGCAATCACGCCGATTAAGACCTAGACCTGGAGTGTATCACATGGATCATGCGCCAGATTGTTTGTGCTGCGCGTGTCAAATCGCGAGGGATGGGGTTCCGTGTCATTGCGCGGCGTGCCGTCTGTGGCGAGCCACTTATGGCGTGAAACTGGCATCGGCATCGGGTCCACCAGCACCAGCACCACCGGAACGCAACGGCACATTGCCCCCCGCCTGGATGGATGCCATTTCCGCCGCTGTGGAGCTAGGCGCTAAACGTGCAGCTATTGAACGCAAAGCAATAGCTCTGGCCTTGCAATTCCCCCGCGCAACCAATGACGAAGCGCTGCGGTTATTGTTCGGCAGCGAATAGCTGACACCGAAAATTTCGGTCCTGTTTCAAACCCCCGGTGCCCTTGCGCCGGGGGTTTTTCCTTCTCTGGATTTGACTGATTCTCCGGAGGGTATGGTAATGACTCCAGAGCTATCCCCTTACCTTCTACCTAATACTTGTTAGTATTATGTTAGTTATAAGAGAACATGATAAGCATATACCTTAATAATAGCTGGAGTTAGGGGGGAAGCGGGGGGGAGCTTCACTTAGAAGGTAGCTCGGCCGCCCTTGCGTCACACACTACTACACCCCCCAGCTATTGGGCAAATCCAGAACCAAACCTGCCTCAGCCGCATTATTTGCGAAATACGCGCATCCTGGCACCCCCGTCTCTGGATTTGGACCTTGCAATTATCGCCAAATCCATCCAGCGGCCCCTTGCGTCCTGGCCCAAGCTACAAGTCTGCCGCATAGCGCCTTGCATTTGCTGGGGAAGGATCGGCCGCGAACCGACCGAGCTATTGGTCAGACTCCATTGCTTGCACTTGCGATGTCAGCCGAGCCCTTGCGCGCAAGTCACCTTGCGCCTTGCACCTGGACGCCAAGGGGAACCGAGCTTCCGGAACAAAGAACCGAAATTTTCGGTCCCTTGCAATTTATTCTGGATTTCCCGGATTTTAGATTTGCAAGTCCAGGCACAACTTGATAATATTCTCAAGTCATGAGATGTCACTCGGAGAAAGGCAGGTGAACCATGGCGCGAGCAGCGAAGGACCGCCCTGCAACCAAGTCCCAGGAACAACGGTCCGAGTTGCCGCCTACTCAACCCTTGCAAAAGGTTCAGACCTAGCTCTGGACCCTGGCTCCTACTGCGGGGCTCCAGGAGCGTGATGGCAATAGCCGTGACGTGGTTGGACCTGGAGCCCCGCTTTCTTTATCCCCGAAAGGAATCAACGTCCATGGCTGAATCGACCAAGGTGACGTGTCACTCGTGCAAACGGTTCATTGGCTTCCTCCAGCCGGACGGCACCGGGCCGATCCTGGACTGTGACAGCAAGGGGTGCCCGCTCGCCAAGCCCCTTGCGAAGTATCAGCCGCGGGAAATCCCCGTGCGGCTCGGCCTAGGCGCTGGCAGGGAGTTACCCATCCCCAGAGAACCCGCCAACCCGTTCACCGCTGCATACGAACCGGAGGATTGATGTCCGCGAAGTTTCGACCCAAACACGGCTGGACGTACATGACGAACCTTGCCACGTCCACCAACGGCCAGGGGCTTACGGTCAAGGCGGCGACTCACGCCACGTCTGACCTCATCCTGAAGAAACAACAGGCGGCTCAGCGCCGAGCCCTATACCACCGGAGGAAGTAGCATGGAGCCTATCGAGCTTATCGGTGGGGGGCAGTTCATGCCGATGGACCTGGAGCCATTCCTGGACCGTTCCCACAGGGTAGACCCTGCCTCTTTGCCGGACCTTCCAGCCGGTATCACCCTCGCGGACCTCACCTATACCATGTGGGAGCGGTTCAAGCAGGACCAAGAGGACAAGACCGCCAAGCGCTTGCTTGCGGAAATCCAGGTCCGCACCGTGGGCTATTTGCCCGCGTACGATCCGGACACCGGGTATGACCAGTTCGGATATGACCAATTCGACCAGGACCACGAAGGGCGCGGCCGTGACGGTCTGACGAACGAAGAACGCAATCAAGACCCGGCAGACCGCGGGCCGCAAGGCCAAGCCGCGCCGATCCAGAAGGAAGTTCGCTACGCCCGCCATGGCGGCATCGACCGCCGCATGTACAACAAGGGCATTCCGAAGAATAAAGCGAACATGAACGGGCAGATCGTTCGAGCGGTGGACGGATCGGACCGCACCCTGGACCAAGTTTATTTCGATTTGTTTGCAAATAATGAGTGCTTTCCGCCCGTGGACCGTCTCACCGACGATGAGCTACTTGCGCGCCTGAGGGAGCTATTCCCCAATCGTCACTTCCGCCAAGGCGGCCGGCAGAGTGACGCCGTGACCTACAACCGGTGGCGCTACAACAAAGGCAAGCTCGCGTGCCAGCGCGGCACCCTGCCGGCTTACCCAAGCCACCGCTACGTCCGCACCGATGGGATCATGCTGAAGACCACCGTGCGGGGCAAGTGCATCGAGCGCTGGGACTTCACCGAAGTCTATAAAGGCCGCCAGATGCGGCGAGAACTTAACGAACAGCAAAACCAACAGCGGCAAGAGCCGCAGAATGATGAAGACCATGAAACTTTGGATCACCAGCACGAACCGTGAAGAGGACGCCAAGCACCTGGAATCCCTGGGCGTGGTCCTGGGTCGGAACGAAGACGGCACCCTGAAATGGATTCCCGACGCCCACGCAAACAAAGCCCATGGCGTACCGGGCCGCGGGGACTTCCACGACTGTGAGGCTTCCCCGGACGCCCTGGGGAAGCTGGACCCATTTTGGATGCACCGCTATATCTGGGGTCCGGAGAAGGGCAGCGACCCATTCCAGACGCCCAACATCCACACCCGGCAGGTAGGTCCGACCCTGGAGCCTTACGACGAAGAAAAAGCCAAACAGACGCCGACGCACCTGCCGGAAGAACCGGACGGCACCCCCGAGTGAGGACCGAAATTTTCGGTGTTACAATGGATGAGCCCGCTGTTCAACGAGCTATCACCAAGCTCACCTGTGCTGCCCTGGCCGATCCCGACGCGCCAGGATGGCGTGCAACTATTCTAAAACGTCGCCGGGAGCTTTTGGACCTCATATGCCCGACACAGAACCCATCCGAGCCGCAATCCGCTGGTGGTGTGGCCTTTCCGAGCCCTGGCGGTGTAAGCTCCGAGCCGCGACCCTTAAACGGGCCATGACTGAGACGGAGATACTGAAGCGGGACGCCCTGACCCATCTGACGGCCATGATGGATGGGCTGCAAAAATCCTCCCCTTCCCCAGAAGAGGCGGCCCGTCAATTTGGGCAAGTGGTCCAGGATTTGCTTGACGGAGCGGCCCCGCCACCGCTCACCACACCGGTCCGTCCGCCCATGCCGGACCCCAACATGCAACTGCCAGGACCGAAATTTTCGGTATCCGATGAGGACGACGAGGATTACGGCGAGCCGTAGCCAGCAATTTATAATTTTCACAATTTCTCTCTTGCTTTGCCGATTCAGCCATGGTAGACTCCGTGCATCGAAATGGAGGTCCACTATGGTGACGAACGTTCAAGTCATTGCCCGCACCCGTGACCGAGCCAAGGCCGAACAGACGGCCCGTATGCTGGCCGGTGCGTCCGGGCGCTGTCTCGGCACCCGTAAGTACGACGCCCGCACCTGGGAGGTCGTGACCCAAACCGAGCTTCCCGTGAAGGAATACAACGCCCTGGTCGCGTTGACCAAGGCATTCCACAACCTCCCGAGGAACTAACGTGGAAAACCGACAAACCAGTTTCGATGTCTACAAAGCAACGGGAGGAATGCTTACCCGAGAGCAATGGGAGCGACATCGCGACAATGTGCTTCCGTATAAGGAGATGAAGCCCGTGAACTACCCGGAAGACGTGCGCGTGCCCTTCGGGGCGTTTCAGGATCAAACGCTCGGTGACGTGCTGGAGGATCAACCGTCCTACCTGGACTGGCTCGCCAGCATCGAAATCAAGAGCCCGGACTTCCGGGAAGCCGTCCGAGCCATGTGTGCCAAGTACGCATCGGACATCGCCAAGGCGATTGATCCGTCCGGTGCCATGCTCCCGTCCAGGGCGAAGGTGTACGTCCTGGAGCAGGGAAACGGCGAGTGGATTCTGACCAAGGAACACCACCACCGTTTCCGAATGGGCAAGGATGAGGCGGACGCCGTAGACCGGGCCGTGACCGTGGCCGAATCCGAGTACGCCAAGCTGCTCATCAAGAGGTAATCGCGTGGCTAAGCGGGCTCCGAAACATCTACGCTGCCAGCATTGCAAGCTCTATTGTGACTTGCGGTGTGCTGGCACCATCAAGGTGAACGGAGCCCGCTACCACACCCGTTGTTTGCTCGTGGCGAACCCCAAGCGCCGAAAGAAATGGACCGGCCGCCGTTTGTCCCCAGAGGCAGCGGCCGAAATTTTCGGTGGCAGAACCGCTTTCTGGGAAGGGATAGCAAAAGAGGAATTTGAACGAATCTAACCTTGATAGTTTCTATCGGGGTGATATACTGCCTAGATGCAGTTCACTCCCGAGTTCCGACGACGTTTTTGGTCTAAAGTCATCAAGGATGGACCTATCCCTGCTCATCGCCCTGAACTTGGCGTGTGCTGGCTTTGGACCGCTGGAAGAACCAAAGCGGGATATGGACAGATTCAAGCTAGGAAAGTTGCGGCTGCGCCAATCCTTGCTCATCGGGCAGCGTGGGAAATGGAGCATGGTCCCACGTCGTTGCATGTTCTCCACCAATGTGACAACCCAGCGTGTGTACGGCCATCACATTTGATAGAAGGCACACAGCGGGATAATAACCAAGACAGGCATAGGAAGGGACGGACGGCTTCAGGGGATCGGAATGGCGCAAGGACAAAGCCGTGGGCTAATCCATTTTTTCGGAATCGGGGATCGGGGCTGCGGGGCGAGCGACACCCCATGGCAAAACTATCAAGTGCACAAGTTCAAGCCATCAAGGAACGGTTTGCAAAGGGAGGAATCCGAAAGGCAACATTAGCGAGGGAGTACGGCGTTAGCCAGACTCAGATTGGCAGGATCATCAAAGGAGTCTCATATGGCGAAAATTAAATACTCTAATATTCGGATGAATGCGGAACGGTCAATTGTGGTAGACCGAGTTAATCGCATCGTGACTGAATATCGACAACAAGGATACTCCCTTAGTCTTCGCCAAGTTTATTATTTATTCGTTTCTCGCAACTGGATTGCTAACAAGCAATCCGAGTACAAGCGCCTGGGTGACATCATCAACGACGGCCGCATGGCCGGCTTGATCGACTGGAATGCCATCGAGGACCGCACGCGGGAACTGGATGGGAACACGCATTGGGACAGCCCGCAGAGCATCATCCGGGCGGTGTCCCAGCAGTACATGATCGACAAGTGGGTGGGGCAGACCTACCGGCCGGAAGTCTGGGTGGAGAAGGACGCCCTGGAGGGTGTGGTGGGGCAAGCCGCGCGAGCCCTGGACATTCATTTCTTCTCGTGCCGCGGGTACACGTCTCAGACGGCCATGCACGACCACGCGGAGCGCCTGAAGGGCTACATGGCTGACGGCCAGCGCCCGGTGATTCTGCACCTGGGTGACCACGACCCCAGCGGTATCGACATGAGCCGCGACATCCAGGACCGGCTCAACACGTTCACGATCACGGATTGGGCCAGGGAGGAAATGGAGGACGCCGAGACGGCCCCCGAATTCCAGGACGACATCCTGGACGACATCGAACAGCGCTGCGGCCAGCGCGGTGTGGTGGTCAAACGGATCGCCCTGACCATGGCTCAGGTCCGCCAGTACAACCCGCCACCGAATCCGGCCAAGCCCACCGACGCCCGGTACGAGGGCTATCGCCGGCAGTACGGCGATGAGTGCTGGGAGCTAGACGCCCTGGAGCCGAGCGTGATTGACAAGCTCATCCGGGATGAGGTCGGCAAGCTCCGCGAGGATCGCCCGTACCGCGAGCGGCAGAACAAGGAACGGACCCAGAAGTCCCTGCTCGCCGCCACGTCCGACCGCTGGGATGATGTCACGGATTTCCTGACTGGCACCCCCGGCTAATACCGAAATTTTCCGGACCTGGACGGGAAATTGAGAAATTTAAGAATTCCCACTTGCCTTCCGTCTCAGGTCCGTGATATATTCCACCCGTGCAGTTCGAGAAGGTTGACAAGAACCGATGGGAAGCGTGGGACGGTCGGGACCGGTATGAAATTGTGAAGTACCGGGGCGAATACTGCTGCATCAAGAATGAGTCCATCTGGTTCGATACCGTCCATGACCTGGAAACCGCCGTGGCGACCAGCAATGAGGAACAAGCCCACCAAGAGTGGCACAGCAACAACCCTGAGAATGAACAACTAAACCGCCGGGCGAGGGAGCAACGCGAGCGGGAGCGGAGGGTGCCCAAGCTATGGCGGGGAAGGTAAGAGACGGACATGAAACGCGAGTACGAAGTCAAGTCCGCCGAACAAAAGCCCCCGCGGTCCCCCAATTTGCCAACTGAAGCCGAGCGCCTTGCGGCCGTGAAGGGTAAGCTGGAGCCGCGGACGGTGAAGGGGAAGAAATCCCAGACGGACCTCGCCAGGACCGGCGTGAACGACATGCCGGTGGGGCATCCCCTGGGGGTGACAACGGGTTTGCCGGTGTACATGGCAATCTGCTATATGTTCCAGCAGAACGAGCGGGCCAAGCGGCAGCGCGACCTGGGCAACGATAAAGCTGAAGTCCTGACCGACAAGCAACTGAGCGCGTGGCTCAAGTCAGAGTTTCCAGGACGCAAGGCGAGCTATTGGGACAAGGTTCAGTTTCTCCGGTACAACTACAACCACGGATTTTTCACGCAAAAGGTGACACCGGAAGTGGTCAGTCACCGGTATGACAGCGGCGGCCAGTGTATCGACCCGGTATACCGCCGTGAGAAGTAGACCGAAAATTTTGGTGTCCAAAGGTTGGACATCCATATCAACCCAGCGGCGGTTAGCCGCGAATCGTAAGAGGATCGTGTTATGGCTGGCGCTACCGAACAAGTCGCACTGACGCCCCTGAAGAACTTCGCGGAGGTCGATCCGACCCTGATCGTGGTCGATCCCAAGATCAACAGCCGGACCGTCCGGCCCGATCGTGTCAAGAGCATGGTCGAGAGCTACAAGCAGCGCGGCCAGGACACGCCCGTCCGGGTCGTGCTGATCGACGGCAAGTACAAGCTCGTGTTCGGGTACACCCGGCACGCGGCGGCCGTCGAGTACAACAAGGAACACCCCGACGCGCCGATGAAGCTGAAGATCGAGGTCGTCCGCAACGTGGACGAAAAGGCCGCCTACATTTCGTCGGTGGTCGAGAACTTCGAGCGCACCGACCCGACGCCGATCGAACTGGCGACTCAGGCGAAGACCCTGGAGCAGGACTTCGGCATGGCCCCCGGCGATGTCGCCAAGGTCTTCGGCAAGCCCGGCTCGGACGGCGTGGATTGGGTGAACCAGATTCAGAAGTTGCTCACCCTGCCGGCCAAGGCGCAGAAGATGGTCGAGCAGAAGCAACTGCCGACGATCGCCGCCCTGGAGCTTGTGGGGCTCCCCGAGAAGGAAGTGGCGGACATCCTGGACAAGGCTCCGCGCTTCGGCCCCGAGAACCGCATTAAGGGCGAGGCGGTCCGCACCGCGGCCCGCGAGGTCAAGCGGAAGACCGGCACCGGCGGCAAGGGCAAGAACGCCAGCACCGCCAACGCGGAAGAGGGCAAGCCCGTCCGCAAGGCGAGTGAGGTCGTGGAAGCCATCGCGAACCTGACCGGCCCCGGCGAGGACGAGCCGGTCCGTACGCTCGCCAAGAAAATCCTGGCGTTCAAGGACGGCAAGATCGGCGTCGATGCCCTGGAGCGCGCCTTCCGGACCCTGGGCGGCGCGATCGAAGAGAACGCCACCGCCAAGGCCAGCGCCCGTGAGGTCGCGGAGAAGGCGGAAATGAAGACCAAGGCTGAGAAGGCGGCCAAGGCCGCTGCCGCCAAGGCCGCCAAGGACGCCGCCAAGCCCAAGCCGGCCCCCAAGGCTCCCAAGGCCAAGGGCGGCAAGGGCAAGGCCGCTACGACCGCCGCTCCCGCAGCGCCGGCCGCTGCCGCCCCGGCTCCCGTCGCCGCCGCGCCCGCGCCGGCCGCCGGTCCGCAGCCGGTCGCGGTCGATGAGGTCGATCCGCCGTTGAGCTAGCACAGTGCTTCGCGTTGCTCAGGGGCGGGTCAAGTACCAGTGACCCGCCCCTTGCATTTCGACCCCTTCCCCAGAAAGACGAAAGGTCGGCCATGTCCGAATTCTTCCCCGAGCCCGATGTGCGCGCGTCGGAACCCGCAACGCACGTCGTCAACAGCACGCACGTCATTCACAAGTCCACCGTCCGCATCCCGCTCCCGGAAATCATCGCCCTGCTCAAGCAGCGCGGGCTTGTGATCCCCGGCGACGCGCAATTGTCCGCGAGCCTGGACGTGGACGAGAACGTCCTGCTGATCGTCTGGTCCACCGAGAACCCGAACCGGCAGACGGCGGCGATTATCCCCATGCCGCTGGTCCATCGCCCGGACCCGGACTTGACCGCTTTCGAGCCCCCGGATGCTGACGAGCAGCGCGAGCCCTTGCCGGTGCCGCCATTTTCTGGGGAAGGTCCGCGGACCTGGACCGACTCCAGCAACGCAACGCCGATCCAGGACATCCAGCAGATGATGCGGCAGCAGCGTGAGCAGGAACGCGCTCTGGAGCCTCCGAAGTGCCCCAGATGCGGCCAGCACATGGTCACGTCCGAGACGGCGCGGAATGCCTGGACGTGCCTGAACCAATCGTGTTCTTCCGTCCGGCATTGGGACAAGGATGAGCCGATCCCCGAGTACACCGGCGAGCAGCCGGAAGTGCCCGCGGCGCTTAAGCGGACGGAGCCTGACAGGATCAAGGTCGAATCCGCGGGCCGCAGCGCCACGATTAGCCTGCCGGCCACTGTGAACCTCCAGGAACTTATCCACGACATCAAGGCGGCCGTCGATCGCCAGTACGCGCAGCGCGACCTGGACGCCATCCAGGCGGGGATGCCGCCAGCGCCGGTGCCGGACAACGGTGAGCCGGTCAAGTCCGAACATTAAAATTTTCGGATCAAGTCTTGACATGCGCCGTCGTCTGTGGGATACGTGTTGGTCACTAGGGCGTTCTGGCTGACCCCTGGGTGGCACGGGCAACCGTGACATCGACCTTTCACGCGAACCCCGCTGGCGGCACCAGCGGGGTTCTTGTTTATGCGTGATCCGCTCCCCTGGCATCCCGAGCCGTTGAAGTATCTGCGGCACGCCAGGAAGGCATTCCTGGGGATCGACAAGCGCCTGGGCAAGAGCTACCTCGCGTCCATGTGGACGCACTACCACCAATTCCCCCGTGTCCTCATTGCGGCCCCCATGTCCGCCATCCCCGATTGGCTCCGCGGCCTGGAGGACGGTGACGGTGAAATCGCCTGGGACATGACCCAACACCGAAATTTTCAGGAATGGCTGGAGTGGGGGGACAAGCTCCCTGGCCGATTCTTCATCATCAATCACCACGGGTTGTTCTTGCCCAAAGGCCGCCGCATCAAATGCCACGTCTGCGGAGGCAAGGACATCGCGTGCAAGACGTGCTATGGTGCGGGAACCGTAACCCGGTCCTACATCATGCCCAACGTCCTGGCCGTCTATGATTGGCCCGCCGTGATCTGGGATGAGACGACGTTGATTCGCAACCCGCAGTCCCAGATGAACAACGTGGCTCATACCTGCCTGGGGTCCATACCCTGCCGGTGTGGCTTATCCGGCGAGTACGTTCCCGAGACACCCCTGGACGTGTTTGAACAACTGCGCTGGGTGTTCGGCACGTTCATGGGTCACTCCAACTTTTGGAAATGGCGGAACGAATACTTTGAACCGCTCGGCTATGGCTGGGAACCCAAGGTGGGGGTTCGCGAGCAAATCCGCAACGCCGTCAAGCAATGCGGATTCCTCATGCGTAAGCAGGACGTAGGGCTCGTGAATGAGACGTTCTACGAGCCGCGATACTGTGACCTTCCCCAGAAAGCGAAGCGCATTTATGACCACGCCGAAGCATGGATGGAGATACCGGGTGCCGATGGTCACGATACACTTTACACGAAGTATGCCGTGGCCGTTCGGACGTGGCTTTGCCGCCTCGCTGGAGGATACATGCCGGAGCGCCCGGACCTCCAATCCGACCACAAGCTCAAGCTGCTCTGGGAGGTTATCCAGGAACACCCTCACGAGCCCCTTGTGGTTTCTTTCCGGCACAATGCGGAACTGGAAGCCGCGGAGGCTTTTCTCGCGCGCAAGGGCGAGACGACGATGGTACTCCGCGGCGCTCAGGACACACAGGTACGGCGAGACAATCAAGACCGCTTTCGTGACGGCCGTGCCCGTATCTGCCTTAAACAAGCTAAGGTCCATTTCGGCGCTGATCTGGCGGCTGCCGATACGATGATCCGCTACAGTTTGCCGGACCGTTATGAGGACGTGAGCCAGGACCGTGATCGCATCTGGAATCCGTCTGTCAAGCGCCGGCCGCTGCTCTACATCGACCTCATCACGCGGGACACCGTGGATGAAGATTTGGTCCTGGCGTCTAAGCTCAAGGGGATTAACGCCCGATACTTCATGACCAAGGTGGATGAGTTGTTCACCCTTCGGTCGCAACTGAAAAGGAACATGGTGAAGAAATGACCGCCAAGCAATTCCTGGCCGCCAAGCGGAAGCTGGACCGAATGACGGCAAGCATCAAGACGGTCCTGAATGAACTGCGGGAAGCCGTGGTGTTCCCGCCGGATGAAAAGCTCCGTCGAGCGTGCAGCAAGGACATCAAGATCGGTGCGGTGATTTACTACAAGGAATCGGACTTTGGCCCCGTGTGGTATGTGATCGAGGAAGTCCATGCCCCGGATAGTGAGTTCAAGGCATTCACCGCGGACGATGGATGCCGGTACGGTCTGGACGGTGCGTTTGTGGAGAAGGCATGAACACATTCCTGTGTGTTGATCCAGGAACGCCATTCGGGTTTGCCCTGTGGGGTCAGTCGGTGAACTTCAACAAGCTCCCGCACACGCGCTGGGGCTCATACTTAGTGCGGGCTGGTGAATGTCGCCAAGAGGGGCATACATGGGTAGGGCGAGCCATGGAGGCGGCCAAGCAGTTGCATGTCCTGCTGGAGCAGACGAAGCCGTCCCACGTCTACATCGAAGAACCCACGTATATCGAAGGGCACGCGGCAGCGGCCAGGGGTGATCTGGTCAAGCTGTGCCGAACCGTGGGCCGCCTGGAGCAGGTGTGCGACGAGTGCAAGGTGCCCTGCATTATGATTCCCATGCGGGATTGGCTGGGGCAGTTGAGCAGCCAACAGGTCCGCCATCGTGCGGAGGGATTGCTCGGCAGGGAATTCGTCGCGAAGTACCCCGGCGAGCATGAGCTTGACGCGGTGTGCATGGGACTCCACGTCCTGGACGTGTGGCCGAAGTGAGGTTGATATGCGCCGGCTCGTGATCTGCGACCACCATTCGCACTATGACTATGCCCGGCGAAAGTGCGAATGGAATCCGAAGGAAACCGTCCGCGTGACCCGTCGTGAGCAGCTTGAGGGCATCGCGGGGGACGACATTGAAATCGTCGCCTACGGACCCTGTGAGACACAGAACGCCCATGATCTGATCCGGCTGGCGTACGAGAGGTCAAGAATGCGTCGATTCCCAACGCCCCGATATCTCCGCTCGGTCTAAGCACCGAAAATTTCGGTGTGGTTATGGCATCATTTATTGTCAGCATCTTCATGGGCGCTTTGCGAACTTGGCTCGTGTTTGTGGCTTTGTACGCTCGTGTATCTATGTTCTTCCGGCAGGCACCGAAAGAGTCGGACACTATTTGTCGTGGTTGCCAGCGACGTACACGAATCGGAGCCACTTACTGCCCGGTGTGCGGGACATATATTCATTACGGAAAATAATGCCAACACTACCCCTTAGCGTGCTAAAGTCCACCGCGCCCGTATGGGCTCGGCATTTCACGTACTGGCACAACTGCACCCGATGCGAAATCGGGAAGTTTGCCAAGCACCACGTCTTTGCTCGTGGGCGTTTGCCGTGCGACATCCTCTTTCTGGGGGAGGCTCCAGGCGACACGGAGAATGACGTGGGCTACCCCTTCCTGGGAAGGGCAGGGCAGATATTCGATCAGTTCGTGGCGGAACTAAGCGCCCGGCTCTGGTATCGGTCCCTGCCGAAAGAGCAGCAGATTGCAGAGCTATTCGTGGCGGACGATCTGAAGGGCTCGGACAAGCTCCGCTGGGCTGTGGCGAACACGGTCCTGTGCCGGCCGGCGGATTCACCGGAGGATCATTTCCGTGAGCCCACCCCCGCGGAGAAAGCGAACTGCCGGCCAAGGCTGGAAGAGTTCGTCCGGACGATCGCACAACCCAAGGTGATCTTCCGGATGGGCAAGCACGCGCAGTCTGCGGACCTGGGCGTGCCGGTCCTGGATATGTACCACCCGAGCTACATCTACCGGAATGGCGGCACGAAGCATCCCACCGGCCGGCGCATCTTCGATAACGAGCTTTCGCGGGCGCTGGAGTTTGTTAGGGAAAAGGTTAATTCACAAATTTCATAATTCCCCTTGCATCGGTCTAGGCGGTGTGGTATGATGCCGCCCATGGTCGATGAGGACGGAGTGACGCTTGTACTGAGTGACGGGGACCGAATCCTGTTCGACATCGGCGGCCTTTCTCCGGTTCGCGGCCGAATAGACGATCCGGACCCGAACGACGGAACCCACGTCCAGGTCAAGCCCGACGGTTACGACGTACGAATCCAAGTCCGCAGGGAAACAATCACATGGCTACCCGCATCACAAGCAAGCGCGCCAAGGTCAAGCTCCCCGATGAAGTCCGCGGACGCCGTGAACGTGTCTTGCGGCTCAACATGCTTGGACGCCGGCGCTGGAACGACACCACCGGCTACCCGGTATTCCGCACCGGAGCCGGTGGAACTGTGGTGATCGACCCGCAGTACGTCGGCGTCTGGAGCCTGTGGCGTGATGGGGTCACGTCCTCCCTGCTGGAGTCGTTCGTCAACGACAAGGGCGTCACGGCGCTCAAGTACGTGCATGGCTGGACCGCCCGCGAGACGCCCATGGGGCTCGCCTGGGGCACCATGATGCACGACGTTCTGTATGGGCTGTACGAGCTATTCCCTGGCCTGAGCCACGACGCCATCATGGCCGGCATCGCAGAGCCCAAGGGACCGATCGAGGATGAGCTTTCGGCGTACGATGCGAAGTGGCGGGCCAGGAACCCGGACCCGTCCACCGAAGGGCTCCAGACCCATTACTCGTGCTTGGCCTATGCCCGCGCCGTCCTGCCGAGCTACATCAAGCGGTGGATTGGGGACTTCACCGGCAAGTACAGCTTCATGGAGAACACCGCGGTCAAGCCCGCGAGCTTCATTAGCACGGAGAAGGAATTCCGGGTGCCGTACGTTTACCCGGACGGCATGTGCGTGTGGCTTCGCGGCAAGCGCGATCTGGTGTTCCGGGACAAAGACGGCGAGGAATGGATTCAGGATACGAAGTGCCTGAGTCAAATCAACGACCGCGAAATCATTCGCTTCGCGCCGATCGACCAGCAGCAGAACATCTATATGTACGCCCGACTGATTGAGGGCGTTCGCGCCGGCCGCGGATTCGACGCCATGCCGATGGGCAACGTCAAGAACATCATTCGGCGGCCAGGGGAGAAGCGAAAGGAAGGGGAGGACTTTCCCGCGTTCATGGCTCGCGTCCGGGGCAACGTGTCGGACATGAGCAAGTGGGACGTGAAGGACAAGAAAGGCACGACCGGCTACTTCGTCCGATATATGTGCCAGATGCCCGAATCAGAATTGCTCGATTGGGCAGAGGGATGGTTGGACCCGCTCATGATGGAACTGCGCATGTGGTACGAGGGTACGATCCCGAACTACACCACGCAGAAGGGGCTCAGCACGAAGTATGGCCCGAGTGATATGTTCGCGGCCATTGCGGAGAAGAATTTCAACAACCTGTACGTCCGAGACAAGCCCTTCCCGGAATTGGACTAGCTCGGCAGACACCAAAAATTTCCGGACCTGGAGGTCGTTCATGTACGGATTCGTTTCAATCAAGGCGGTGGACCTCGCGGACCCCCACGCGAAGGACCACGAGCTTTTCGTCCTGGCGACGGAAATCGTCGCGGTCATGCCCCGCAGCATCGACCTGAATGCCCCGGAGCGCCAGCGGACCGGTGAGAAACACCTGCTGCCCCGGTTGCTTCAGTTGACGTGCGTGCTGACCCGGACCGGTCAGCAGTACGCCACACGGGCCGAAGTCTCAGAAGTGATGGAGCAGATCGCGGAAGCGCTCCGCTAGGCGGGGATTCGTTTCCTGGGAGAGGCACACACGCAAGGTGAGGCTATGAAAGGTTCGGCATTCGATGCGGTGGCGGAAGCTCGTGCGACCCGCCGTGAGAACCGCAAGCACAACGAAACGGCACCCGGCTACCGCAAGCGGTGCGTGAACGTGAAGAAACTCGCCGCTCGCGCCCGCAAGCGGGCCAAGATCGCCGGGGCGCTGCTGCTGAAGTAACGAGCCAGGGGAACCCCTCCCCAGAAAGAGGACGCCACTATGGCAACCGTGACCCGATCCACCGTCCCCAAGCCCGCGGAGCCCGAAGTGGTTGCGGACATCATCGTGCGGGGTGGGCAGCCGATTTCGCTGCCGACATCCCTGCCCTTGGCTCCGCGGAAGATCACCAGGGACATCAACAATCACCCAATCCTGGTCCTGGGTCCGCCGGGCTGCGGCAAGACCAGCTTGACGAATCAGGAAGAGGGCGTCTTGACCCTCCAGTGGGACAAGCCC